TTGTTCAAGGAAAAACAATGAACGACCAACTGACAAACCAAGAACTTATTAAGACATTGAGAATTGCAAGTGAGTCTGTTCAAGACAATATTGCACTGTCGATGTTATTGATTATTGCAGCAGAGCGCATTGAACGACAGCACGCCGCATTGTATGGGGATCGATAATGAACCAACGAATTCGAGAACTTGCTGAACAGGCATCAAAGGAAGCGTTTCCAGTTGGTAGTATGGCTTGGATGGAAGTGTTTGCCAAGTTGCTTGTCAAGAAAACACTTGACGAAGTTGCTGAACGTGCATACTACTCTGGTGATCGTGCCTGGAGTGATGAATTAGATCGCCCTTGGATTGAACTGGAATTTGGATTTGGAGAATTAGCAAAATGACTTGGATACTAACAATTTGCACCGCAGGCTGGCTCATGTGCGGAAGTGTGCTGGTTCAAGAATATCCAACCGAAGCACATTGCTACAAGGCACTAGATACCCTGTACAAAACGCAGGGCCGGGACCGATTTAACTATGTAGTTTGCTCTCCCGGGAGGGCTCAATGACCTACATTGCCAACTACAATAACACTATTCAGTTGCCGTGGGAACCGGGTTTGTTAGAATGGTTGCAAGCACAATATCCATATTCTCGTTATAGGATTGTAACACAATGAGCCTTGCCTATTACAAAATCCGTAAAAAGAGCGACCCCACTCAGTTTCGCATGGCCAATGGCACCTGGAACACATCGGGTAAAGTGTATGACACGCTGGGCAAACTTCGTGCTATAATCACAATGCACATGAACAGCCACAGCGAGTACCATCGGAACCAGATTCAAGACTGGGAAATTGTTGAATTTGAAGTGCGTGTTAAGGAAGTCAAGCAATTGATTGACATTGTTAAACCCGAGAAGGTCTGGAACCTGTTGAAAAAATGAATGAAACACTGATACTAATCACCTTGCTGTTTACCAAGCATTTTGTTGTAGACTTTCCGCTACAAACAAAATACCAGTGGAGCAACAAAGGCACATACTTTCACCCTGGTGGAATGTTGCATGCAGGCCTGCATGGCATTGGTACTTGGTTATGCTTTGTGTGGGTAGCGCCGCTGGCGTCAGTTTACCTTGCACTGTGGGATATGTTTATTCACTACCACGTTGACTGGGCTAAGACAAATATTAATAGTAAAATGGGCTGGGGGGCTAATACACATGAGCAGTTTTGGTGGCTGTTGGGTCTGGACCAGTTCCTGCATGCACTGACATATATTGGTCTTGTTTACATGGTGGTATAATGTCTTACTATGTTGATGGCGTAAAATATCAAGCGATGCATTTGCCTTGCGGCGGGACTGCATACTTCGACGAAGGCGCTGGGTATGGTTATCGTTGCGAAGATTGCATGGCAGTAGTAGGCAGCATTGGTCAACCTCGACATTGCAAGGACGAAGCTGACAAATACAAGAACTGGCAAAAGCTAGGTGGCCAGGGTTGGAACTATGAAAAAGGTGAACCAGCATGAATAAGTTTAGACCACAAGATACTCCTAAGTCGTTTATAATCAAAGACCGATTGAAGTACGGGCAAACTGACAATTATAACTGGCAAACTCGTGCAAAATGGTATCCTGCAGGCTGGCGGCTCAACAAGCAAGTAATTGGCAACCAGCACAGTCGTCTGCATTACCTTGCGTGTCATGCACCTGCTCCTATCAAAAAGAAATGGCAGCAAGCATACAAGGTGTTCTACAAAAAACATTTTGGCACACTCAACGGCAGCATGCGATATCTAAACAAATGGAGTACTCATTCATGGCTGTGACAGCAGTGCCAGATCACCGTGATATTATAGGACAGCCGTTGGCTGTGGGGGATTGTGTTGTTTTTCCCTCCAGCAATACCATGTACGTGGGCACTATCGTTAAACTCAACCCCAAGATGATCAAGGTTCGACGTGTGGGCAGATCCAAATGGGAACAAAACAAATACCCCCAAGATCTTGTCCGGGTGTCGGGCGCGGAGGTAACTATGTATTTGCTGAAAAACCAAGGATAAACTATGACAAATATTGAACAACGAGTAATTGCAATTATTAAACAAGAGCTAAAGCTAGGCACCAGTCCTGAACTTACAGATGAACTAGCCAAGTTCGACGCTGATAGTTTGGACCGTGCTGAAATCATCTTTGGCTTAGAAGATGAGTTTGGCATTTCTTTCAACATCCCAGATAAAGAAACAGCCCGCAAAATCTTTACCACAGTACAAGGTGTAGCGGATTGGGTCACTGAGCAAGTGACAGCTCAAAAAGGATAATATGAAATATCTTCCCGAACTTGAACTTATCGATCGCTTGTGTATTGCTCGCATTAAATTTGAACGCACCACCGGTGGCAATCAAGACGAACTGGATTGGTATGAAGCACAGTATCAACAGTTGATCTTGGATCTCAGTCCCGACCAGCTGACTCAACTGCAAAGCGACATTGCTGAAATTACTCGAATCCATAACAAGATTTGGGACCTTGAGTGGCAACTCAAAAGCGGTGTTGAGCACTTGTTGGAACTGGACGAAATTGGTCGTCGTGCTATTGCTATCCGTGACTGGAACAACAAGCGTATTACATTCAAGAACTCGATTGCCCAACTGTTTGGTTTAAAACTGCGCGAGATCAAAACAGATCACCTAAGCGACCCCGAACAGTTGTTTAAAACTGTCGACACTAAATAATTTTTCTGCTATAATAGCAGTATTGCGACTATAGCTCAAAGGTAGAGCAGGAAACTCATAATTTCTTGGTTACAGGTTCGAATCCTGTTGGTCGCACCAAATTAAATAACTGTATGAAAGTCACTGAAGATCAGTTTCGTTTTGAATGGTTCTCCGGCACAGGCAAAGGGGGACAGCATCGCAACAAACATCAAAATTGTTGCCGCTGTATTCACGAGCCCACTGGAATCACTGCCAACGGAACCAACAGTCGCAGTCGTGAAGACAATCGTGCAGCCGCATATACAACTTGCCGCAGCCGAGTAGAAGCACACTTTCACACAGACACTGAGCGTTATCTCGCCGGCACTGAACGTATTCGAACATATCACGAAGCTGATAACCGTGTGGTAGATCATGCATCGGGATTGACTGATAGTTGGACCAATGTTATAATCAAAGGTGACTTTGAGCCTGTGATAACAGCTCGGGCCAAAGCAGTTAGGTAAACAATTTCTGGCGTTAGTATAATGGATAATACAAAGAGCTTCTACCTCTTGAATGTGGGTTCGATTCCTGCACGCCGGACCAAATAATATGTCCTACGAATTTCACAAACCCGAAACCAATAGCATTGTGCTAAACAATGGCACAGACGAAATGCTACGTATTGCACCTGATGGGTTTTATGTTCGCGGCGAAAAAGTCCCTGCTGATCAGCAAGAAGCAGCAGCAATATATCATGCATTTAAACAATGGTTGATGTGGGCTAACTTGCAAAGAGATAATCAATGATTAGTTCAAGTCCAAAACGCGGTCACTTTCAGCGAGACTGCTACATCCAACGTTGCCAAGATGAGGGCGAAGAACCTGATCCCTTGATGCTCGGTATCTACGAGTACAAGGATAGTTTAGATCCCGCAGCAGATAACAGCAACAACATGGAGTGGGATCTGCGCACCACTGATTGGATATTGGCCAAGGTCCGTACCAGCGAAGCATACGCTCAAAACTTGTATGCAGCCATGTGCAATAATGACTTTCAACGAAATGAAGTTTGGCCACAGTTAAAAAATCAAACTTGGTCATGCTCCTGGCGCTATGCAGGAGGCATTGTTGCAGACATGCGTCAAGAAGGTGACTACATTGATTGGTACTGCTCGGGTATTAGAGGTAGTGCTAGTGAAGAACAACTAGCAGAATACTCAGAAGAAGACCGCGAACGGTATCATTGGATGGACCAAAACTTTGTAAGTGAAATGACTGTAACCGATGAAATACGTGCAGATTTGTTTCGTTTAGGATGGATTGTGATTGACAATTCAGAATAATAAATATATAATATAAGTTATTGCTGTATGAAGCAAAGAGAAAAGTGTTCTGGACGAGGGTTCGATTCCCTCCATCTCCACCAAAAGCATTCTATCCCCACCTGACGAGGAAGGATCAAAAGAACTAAAAAGAATGCTTCTGATGGGGATGATCTGGTTTCGACAGGGCAAAGAGTAACAGAGTGGACAGCACAAGAGCAACCTTGTAAAAAGAAGAAAATCTATAACTGCAAACGCAGCCAATGATGAGGTATTTGCCTTAGCGGCATGATCTCTGGGGCAACTATGCCTTATTACCCAAAATAGTGGAACCTGCTTCGGCAGGTTTCCTGCTGAAATTTAACTCAAGGAAATTATGAAAAAACTTTTAACCACACTTATCGTAGCCGCTGCTGGTGCAGCATCTGCTCAAACCGTTGACAACTGGACAGCCAGCGGCGCACCTGTGCGCAATGGTACCCAAGAACTGTGCTGGCGTGATGCTAGCTGGACTCCTGCCACTGCTCATCCCGACTGCGATGGCGCACTAAAGAAACCACGTGTTACTGCAACTGTTCCTGCACCAGTGGCGCCTGTGGCCAAACCTGCACCACAGCCTGTGGCAGTCAAGCAATCCTATGCTGCCGATGCATTTTTTGACTTTGATAAAACTGTGATCAAGCCCGAAGGCCGTGCCAAATTGAATACGTTGATTGCAAACATCAACAACATCACTCTTGAAGTTGTGATTGCTGTGGGACACACCGATTCAGTCGGCACCGACACTTACAATCAAAAACTAGGTCAGCGTCGAGCAGATGCAGTCCGTGCTTACCTAGTAAGTCAAGGTATTGATCCAAAACGAGTATATACCGAATCCCGAGGTGAGCTAAAACCGATAGCAGATAATCGAACTGCTGTGGGCCGTGCTCGAAACCGTAGAGTAGAAATTGAAGTAATTGGTACTCGGCGTTAACATAAAACAAAAGCACCCTAGGGTGCTTTTGTTTTGGTAAATATTTTTATGAAAAATTGGTGTCGAATTGATTTGCCTGGATGGCAAAAACATCAAACTCAGTTTCAAGAGTTTGTGATGGGCAAAGTTAGCAACAGCGACCAGGTATACAATTATATTCTGCCTGAAGATTTTAAGAAAAGTTGTTACGACCTAGCACAACTATTAGAAACTCAAATTGGACTATTAGAACGATTGATAATCTTCAAAATGGATCAGCACAAGATGCAAAAACTAGGCCCTCAATTTATTCACGTGGACAGTGGTATCCAGACCGGCAGACTAAACTGGCCAATTTTGAATCCTGCTAGTGTTATCACACGCACATTTGAACCCACCGAACAAAGTTACCAACCTAGAAGACATTTTATCAATCCGCCCTACAAAGATTACGTAGACATCTACGATCCTGCACACTGTAGAGAAATTGATGCAGTATGCTTTGATCAGCCCACAGTGTTCAACATACTAAAACCACACAGCATGTTTGTGAATGGGGACCAGTGGCCTAGAGTCATGGCCAGCTTTAATTTTCGTGATCCTAAAGTTTTGGCAAAATATCTTGAAGAATAGACTAGAAAAACTAGACTTTCTTGTTCGTAGGCATATATACTAACACTATGATGCAAAACATCCTATCCGCGCTGAACAGCATACAGTCATTAAACAATGACCTCTCGGCCTATGAGCGCGAAGATCAGCGAGGTCTTTGTTAAAGTAGTACTCAAGTGTTACCTTAACAAAGACCCTGCAACAAGCAGGGTTTTTTCTTTTTGTAGTTGACGAATAATTCAAGGTTTGCTACAATAGAAGCTTAGTTAGTTAAACAGTTGATCGCAACAGTTTAGCCAAGTTCTTTAAAAATTTGCAGTGTTGTTTAGGCTGATGGGCGGCAACTCGCCAGCAGTCTGTTACTTCTCCCTGATTAGTGTAGCTTTGCCGAGCGAAATAGGACGGAGTTGATATGATGAAAACTGGTAGACATGGGGTCGATATTAGACCCTGCGGGAAACTGCGTGTGGGTTCAAGTCCCACTATCATTTAAGAAGCATCAGCCTAAACAACATTGCAAAAAGTAGTTGACAATAAATTCATTGTTTGCTACAATACGAGCTTAGTTAGACAACTAACTAACTTGTTCTTTAAAAAGTTATCTTCATATAGTAGTTCCGGGCTTGTTCCCGGATACTATATGTAAATGCTCTAAACGCCCACCCTACGTGGTTGTAGGCAGGTAGTTGCGTCTCTAACCAAGCCGCCCTGTAGTGCATTTTCATATAGTATGCGAGAGTGGAGAAATGGTATACTCTGGAGACTTAAAATCTCCCGTCGAAAGGCATGCGGGTTCGAGTCCCGCCTCTCGCACCATGTATTGCCCCTTTGGCGGAATTGGTAGACGCACTGGATTTAGGTTCCAGCGCCGCAAGGTGTGGGAGTTCGAGTCTCCCAGGGGGCACCAAAGTTTTTAGGAGAATCGCTGCGAAGCGTATTCTTAAACGACCCGTAGAACTCCCGGGCGTCCTGACATTAGTATAAGTTTTGAAAACCATTAGAGGTGAAAAGCTATAGGGAAGTTACAGGTAGAACCTATCCCTGGCGAGTAGCGGGCTTTCAAATTTTTTATTGCTCGGTTCGTCTATCGGTTTAGGACACTAGCCTTTCACGTTAGTAAGACGGGTTCGATTCCCGTACCGAGTACCATTTTTGGAGACAGAAACTTATCACTTGTTTGTCCACCAACCTAGAGTATGGTGATCGTGCCAACAAAGATAAGCGGATAACGTGGACGGTGTATGGGTCATGCCTGTACATAGGCGGTCTCCACCATATAAAAACACATTAGCGAATGCTCGTTGCTGCTGAAAGACAACGTGGGGATGATGCAGCCATAAAGTCCTCTGAACGCTTCTAGTGTGTTTCTATATAGTTTTGAAATCAGAGGAAAGACAGAGTGGCGACTGTTCACTGCCTATTAGTGCAGTGCAAGCACAAATGAGCTAACATGTGTACTGGTTTCGATTTTTTGAAATGTATTGAAGGACGCTGGCAGACCGGCGGGGACTTTAATAGAGTGCGTAGTTTAATAGTAGAACATCAATACATTCATTTTTATGTGCGTTTGGTCTAAATGTTAGGGCATCATGACATGGGGCTAGAAACCTCAAGATGCGGGTTCGAATCCCGTAACGCACACCGTTTTTTGGAGATGTAGGAAAATTGGTAACCCCAGTGGACTGTAAATCCGCCGCCCGAAAGGCACTACTGGTTCGACTCCAGTCGTCTCCACCAAGTTTTGATAGTTGCTTGAATCGTGGTTAACTCCACCAGACCGACACGTCTCGATCGTATCGAAGTAAGATTCCAACTATCAATTTATTGGGCCTCAAAGTGTTCATGGACGCACGTAGAGCCTATTACCCATGTACGCCGCACATTTGATAAATAAATGTAGGAGAACAAAATGTTTTACTACATGTATCAAATCAAAAACAAAGTGAATGACAAAATTTATGTCGGAGTCCATAAAACTTCTGACATGAATGATGGTTACATGGGTTCAGGTAAAGTAATACGTGCCGCTATCAATAAGCATGGCATTGACAACTTCGAGAAGACTATTCTTGAAACTTTTGAGAGTAGCGAAGAAATGTTCAAGCGTGAAAAAGAAGTTGTAACAGAAGACTTCCTATCACGTGATGATGTGTATAATTTGCGTCGAGGCGGCTCGGGCGGTTTTGATTACCTAAACAAAACGAGACAAAACAACAAAGCCAAGCAATACCTCAAAGGCGGACAAACATACGCATCAAGATTAGAAAATGACGAAGAATTTCGCAATGCTGAGTCAGAGAGAAAATCTGCTCTAAACAGACAGCAATACGCAAATGGTAGAGTCAGCGTATTCAAAGATTCTGTTTTACAGCAAGAACTTTCTAATAGAGCAAAGCAAGTAAATTTAGGTTCGATGTGGGTTAACAACAATACACACGAACGCAAGATCAAAAAGACTGAACCAATCCCAGATGGTTGGGTCAAAGGAAGATTACGCACCGTTGGCGCAGTTGGTTAGCGCACTTGCCTGTCACGCAAGGGGTCACCGGTTCGAGCCCGGTACGGTGCGCCAAGTTTAGGCTCGTTCATATAATGGTCATTATCCCGGATTGTCTATCCGGAGACGGGAGTTCGATTCTCCCACGAGTCGCCAAGTTTTGTTGTAGTGTTAGCAAGAGAAAGTCACGCTAGGGCGGCTTCTTCGAAGGGCCAAACTAGTAGAAGGTTACGGGTTCGATGCCCGACGGATCGGAAGATCCGGGTGCATGGTGGCGCACAGACTGGACAAGTATCCCAAGTGGCGTACCGAGTCCTGCCCGGGCTAGTGCATACAGGTGAATGGTGTCAATAACGATGGTGACACGTCTGCAACAAATCCTACGTTCTGCCTAATCAGCAGATACTGTGACCCACAGGATGAGAAGTACAGTGATATGTACGGGTGGTAGTCTTTGAACCAAAAGGCCGCTAGCAATGCGAGAACGGTCCCGGTCGTGGAGCGGGTGGAGGGCATATTCAAATCAAAGGCAATCACCGTGGTGCCCAAGAGATGATGTGCTATAATTACCGCCGCGGGATGCAGAGCATTATGTCGCATTGGACTTCTGGTGAGGTCATTACCCTTTCAAGGTAACCAGACGGGATCGTAACCCGTATGCGACTCCATTGACAAACATTTTTCACAAGAGTGTTTTTCAATGGGAATATAGTTTAGTGGCAAAATTCCAGCCTATAAATACCAAATGAAATTATCAGATGTTAGATCTCTGGCACTAGAAGTCACTTCGCACTGCAACATTAGATGCCCGCAATGCTCAAGAATTAATTGGGACGGGGAACTTGCTGAGTTTATTCAACTTCAGCATTGGGATATTAACAAAATATTACCAAACTTGCAGGTAGAATCAATGCCACAGTTGAGTTTTGTTCGAATCGAAGGTGACAACGGCGATGCACTCATGCATCCTGACATTGTGGAAATTGTTGAACATTTTTACAATGCTCCGACCAAACCACGAATTTTGATATTGACCAATGGCTCGATGAGATCTGCTAAGTGGTGGAAAGAATTTGGCCAAAGATTTAGTGGCCGTTTGCGTGTGCAGTTCAGCATAGATGGTCTAGAAGACACGCATGCGTTGTACCGTGTGGGTGCAGACTATAACAAAACAATAGAAAATGCGCGAGCATTTATTGCAGGTGGTGGCGAAGCCACGCAACGATGCTTGATTTTTGATCACAACAAACACCAACTTGATGATATACGAGCAACAAGTTTAGACATAGGTTTTGTAGGATTGAGAATTACTCCTGGAGATCTGTTTAGATTCCAGGGAGAAAAAACATGGAAGGTATTCTGGAAGGGCAAAAATACACATGATATTGCCCCAATACCGAATTTTGATTTTGATTTCTCGCCGTGGGAATACAATAAGACTGATGTACAAATGAGCCCAATACTCGGGTCTGATGAAATACACAAAGATGGGCTAAACCATCTTTGTCCTGTGTTTAATAAAAGAGAAATTACTATTACGTACAAAGGACATTTAATACCTTGTTGTATATATCAAGCAGATTTGTATTTCATGCGGGACTTCAATGTAGATTATCAAAATTTAGTCGGAGATATGAATTTAATGAATTTAAATCTACGAACGCTACACGACATTCTCAGTGATCCGTTGTATTATGGTAATCGATGGGAAAGCATGCTGGCAAGCAATAATAGATTTCCAAAGTGTCAAGCCACATGCGGATCACAACTAGATCGCAGAATCATACAAATTCAGGAGCGTTGCTAATATTGGCCTTAGGGCGACCCTTATAAAGTCGTAAGCACTGTCCAGATAAGGCAGTTAATGTGGGTTCGATTCCCACCGCTCCTACCAAGTTTAACAATGTGTTAGAAAGGTGTTGACCACACGCCCAACTGCAAGGGAGCCATGTTGATCCAGGGCCGCTAATCGGAGTCATTGACTCGCGTGGGCTGCTCGTCACAGCCGATATTATGTACTTGGAAGGAAGCCAGCGTAGCAATATGTTGGGTACCTTTAAACGCAATGCAGTATTGTTACCTTATAAATATTCCAATAGATTTACAATGGCCCATGCAATAATTTTTACAGATCGTGCACCTGTGACCAGGATGTTTGACGACATCAAATTCACCAGTGCATTTTACAGTTATCCAGCAGGCGCATACAAAATTGCATCAGTTCTTCGCGAGCAAGGACTAGATGTATTGGTAGTTCCAAACTGTTTGAGTTTGAGTTTTGCAGGTGTAAAACATATCATTGAACAAAACAGTAACAATTTACTTTGGGTAGGTATTAGTACCACATTTTTGACCATTGATTCTTCTCACATACAAGTATATAGAGATCTATGGACCACAACTGATAAACATTATGTCGATACCGACATAATGTTTGACAAAGTTGATTCTTACGGAGGAGTTCAAGAACTTGCCTGGTTCACCAAAGAAATTGGTAGAATAAGTTTTTGGTTAGATCGAAATTATCATGTGCCGCTGGTATTAGGCGGCAGTTGGGTCACCCGCGTCAAAGACGGTAACTTGACACACTTGCATCAAAATACACAAATTGTCAAAGGCTACGCCGAAACATGGACTTTGGAATTTACAAAACAGCAGTTGAGTAACAAAAATCAAGTTGCTAGGCTAGAAATTGACAACCATACATATGATGATGTAGATTTTAAATCAAGTAAAATACACTGGGATAAAACTGATTTTATTAGTCCCAACGACTGGCTTCCTTTAGAAGTAGCTCGTGGTTGTGCTTTTAGCTGTCATTACTGCGACTATCCTAGGCGTAGTAATTTTGACAGTTACAAGAACGCCGAAGCTCTCAAACAAGAACTTGTTCGCAATTACGAAGAGTTTGGCGTCACTCGATATCTCTTGGTTGACGACCTGTACAACGACAGTCGCGACAAAGTTCGTATACTTTACGATAAGGTATGGAGTCAACTGCCATTTAAACCCGAATGGGCCAGCTACATGCGCCTAGACATGTTCTGGGCAGACCCCGAAAGCATAGAAATCGTGCGTGAGTCTGGCGCAAGGATCGGTAGTTTCGGCATCGAAACCTTGCACGATCGTGCGGGCAAAGGCGTGGGCAAAGGACTAGGTCGAGAACGAATCTTACAAACTTTGACAAACCTAAAACAAAGTTGGGGAGACCAGGTCTTGGTTTGTGCAAATTTTATAGCAGGACTTCCGCTTGAGCCATTGGACAGCATAAAGGAAACCATGGCCTGGTGCCTAGAAACTGATTTGCTGTACAGTTATGCATGGAACCCAATGAACATCAGTAATAGCGCAAGGATTGAAATTGCTAGCGACAAAAAATATTTGCACAAAATCACGCAAAACAATCACAAATACGAAATAAAGTGGCTGACCCATGACAACTGGGTCAATTCTCAAGGAGTTACCTGGGAACAGGCAGATCAGTTGGTCATGGACCACATGAGCAAGGTCCCTCATGGTATCAAAGTGAATTTTACTGACTATGTTGATTTACGAATGTCCGGGCTAGATCACAATGACATCGTAGGCCTAAAATCAGGTGCTACACAACGAGTCAAACTGATTACCGCAGTTGATACAATTAGATCTCGAATTCGTTCTAGACTAGAATCGGTAGTGAACACTAAAATTTAGTCAAAAAGTAGTTGACAATAAATTCATAGTTTGCTACAATAGATACATGTTAAGAAATTAACAAAACAGAAAAGTTGTTCGCTGTAAAGAAAACACTCGTGCTAGTCCTGAAAATTTGCGGTAATGATTATAATCCGCGAGCATGGACCTGCTAATCATTGTTCTTTAAAAATTTCGGCTAAGATTTTTTCTTAGCATTGTTGAGCATACTGACTTTGCTTAACCTCTATCTCAGTATACATGAGAATAAGTTAAGTAAGGCTCGTGAGACCAACGCTAGAGGATGGGAAGATTGTTACCTACCCCAAAAGCGTCTAAACAATCTGTGGTTCAGTGTGTTCAACAATGTTAAGATGTTAAGATTTTAAGGGCAGTTTATTGTCCTGTAGCGTATGGTTCGCCCAGCGTTACGAAGAATAAGTCGAGTGATCGACCCAAAGGAGGTAAGCCTACGCAACTCCGCCAGCAATGGTTCGTGTAAACAAGCCTGCTCACTGCCGCGAGGCAGCGTTCACTGATAAGACCGGTGGATGTATATGTGAAGCAAGTGTAGTGGAAAGAATGTCTGCTCAAGCGCCAGCAATGGTAACGCAAGTGGATAGAGAGAAACAGGTGGTGCTGTCCTCACTACAAAACCAACTTGTCAGCAAGTATGAGAAAGGGTAGTGTTATGATCCGAGGAGTCGCTCCCAAGGGTTGTAGTGCATTGTTAGTGGTTAGTGGGTATAGCAATATACACACCGGTCGCAAAACAACACTGAGTAGTCCGCGAGACAAAAGGTATTTGGTGAGTTGTATTGGGTAGAGCAAAACTTTATTCAGCAACTGAGTCAGCTCATCAAGGTAGGTTCAGTTATAGCACAATTGGTAGTGCATCTCCCTGTTAAGGAGACGGCTGAAGGTTCAACTCCTTCTAACGTTTAAAAAGCAAAGACTGACTCGGTTATCAGTGAAAAGCATCTAATGCTTGACACGCAAGTGAATCAAGTCCATCGTAGCTCGCAAGGCGAAAGTGGTTTGTACTAGAAGTTTCGTAAGGTGTTAGCGCACTTGAATGGCTCGCAAGGTCAACGGAGAAGAAGGTACAGAGTAACTGGTAACGACAAGCCTACTGCCTGGCTTTAAAAACGGCGATGCTGACAACAGACAGTGATACCGCAAGGGTTGCTGTGGATGTCGAGAGAAGGTATGCTCGCAAGGTGTACTATAATGCTCGAGGTGTTGTTGGCTTAAGGTGTAATCTCAACCTTAGGCACTATTATAAAACACATTACTAAGAGTCCAGGTTCAGAGCGTGGCATAGTGTGTTTCATAATAGTTATAAATAACTGTAACAAATTGACGCGGTGTGTTAGAAGTGGTATCTGGCCAGGCTCATAACCTGGAGATCGGAGGTTCGAATCCTTCCACCGCAACCAAATTCTGGCGTGTTGTATAAATACAACACTTGAAAAACAAATCGTGGTTGACACGAGAAGGTAAATAAAGTACAATAGGACTTATGATGAAACACACAAAACATTCACAGTTGAACTCTACAATGTGCCAAGCGCAAGCCTGGTCACGTGGGTTTACGATTGTGAATAGTATTCCCGGTAGTCAAGGGTCCGTTGGAGACAAAGTGTAACCTAAAAGTACACTAAGAATCTAAAAGGACCCTGGAACTAAAAACTCCAGGGTTTTTCATTTTAGTGCAAGGCAACGCGAGCCTGTATCACTTTAAACTACAAATGGGCGGCCTGTAGGATGAAGCACTTCTTGTAGTGTGAAAAATTACAGCGTATCGAAGCATTTTCAGGCCGCAAGGCAAGTGGGTTCATCCATGTAGAATGCTTCGATACACACATTGGAAACAGTGTGTTAAAAATTATGGGCTGTAGGTGTTGTTGGGGGCACACGGGCTTTGCAAGCCTGGAGGAACGGTTCGATCCCGTTACGGTCCACCATAATTGTATCTCGCTGGTGTAATGGCAGCATAGCGGTCTCCAAAACCGTTGGTCGGGGTTCGAGTCCCTGGTGGGATGCCAAGTTTGGTTGTAGTCGCAGGTTCGAGTCCTGCCCGCTGGTCAAGTTAAAAGCAGCCGCGGTAGTTTAGAGGTAAAACAACACCATTTTTATTGTAGGGGGTTCGCCAAGTGGTAAGGCATCTGATTTTGATTCAGACATCCGGTGGTTCGATCCCATCACCCTCTGCCAAAAATTTAGCCGTGTAGCTCAGAGGAAGAGCAAATCGTATGCAGAGCATAAATACATGTAAGGAGTGCTCTGTATGAAAGCAGTATGTAAAACATGCAAAAATGAATTTGTAGTTGGAAGAAGTTCTACCGGAAAGTATTGTTCGTTAACTTGTTCAAAAGTAGGACAATCAAACGACCGTAGGCAAAACTTTTTAGAAGGTAAAATGACTAGCCGTGCACTCATGAAAGTTCATATGACTGACATACACGGCTGGAAATGTATGTGTTGTAATAATACTGAGTGGAACAGTAAGCCTATACCACTCGAATTAGATCATATCGACGGTAATGCAGGAGATAATAGGCCACAAAATTTAAGATTACTGTGTCCAAATTGTCATGCGCAAACGCCAACACATAAAGCAAAAAATAAAGGAAACGGAAGAGGTAGTCGAGGTCTTCCGTGGTATTAACACCAGGTTAGCTCAGTGGTAGAGCAGCGGCTTGATAAGCCGTTGGTCGCAAGTTCAAATCTTGCACCTGGTACCAAACAATCCACTGTAGGCTTGGACGCCCGGAATGCATGCGCCGAAGAGACGGTTCGATTCCGTCCTTGGATAAACCAGGTTCGATCCCTGGACAGTGGGCCTTTTTATTCCGCAGAATCCGAGCTAGGTGCACGGACTTGACTGTTAATCAATGATTAGCTGGGTTCGAACCCCAGATGCGGAGCCAAACATGGGGGCAGCAGAGGGCTGCGGTGATCCCTTGCAAGGATCATGACTACAAGGGTTCGATACCCTGGGCCTCCACCAAATAAGCAGATGACGTTTCTGCTCTTTTGTATAAATAAAACAAAGGAGATCGAGCATGAACGTTAATCAAAAGGGCAACATAGGCTTGCTAAAAGTCATAGGAGACTTGTATAATAAAGGCTACACAGTGTTTAAGCCTTTTGACGATTACAATCCAGTTGACTGTATTGCGATGAACGCAGAAGGCAAGACATTTAGATTACAGGTGAAGTATCGCAGTCCCGATCGAGATGACTCGTACGAGATTTCTGCTTCATCTATGGTAAATGGTAAGAGAGCACAAATTAACCGCGGACTCATTGATTATTGGGCTGTATACCTGTCAGATTTAGACCAGGTAGTGTACATGCCGATAAGTATGATGGAAGGTAAAAAAGTTCACTACATTACCAGAAAACAATTAGGTGAGATGGATGAGAGGTTGAAATCGGCACCCTGCTAAGGTGTTTTCTTAGGAAACTAGGGACGTGGGTTCGAATCCCACTCTCACCACCAATTCGAAGTCTAGCAAACTTCAAAGTTTTCGCCCCTGTAGTTAAATGGTAGAACATCGGTTTTGTAATCCGAGGACGGGAGTTCGATTCTCTCTAGGGGCACCAAATTTATTCCTCAGTAGCTCAGTTGGTAGAGTAGCGGACTGTTAATCCGTTGGTCGCTGGATCGTGCCCAGCCTGGGGAGCCAAACAAAATGCGGGCGTAGCTCAGTTGGTAGAGCACTACCTTGCCAAGGTAGATGTCGAGGGTTCGAACCCCTTCGCCCGCTCCAGGATCAGATGTATACTCTAGACTTTTGCGAAGTTTATATCACTAATGTATGCAATTTAAATTGCACTCATTGTAATCGTTTTAATAATTTTGCTTTTGCAGGACACTCGCGGTGGGAAGATTACCAGCACGATTACCAGCAATGGGCAAAAAAAGTAAATTTTAACAGTATCAGTATCCTTGGTGGAGAACCGTTATCCAACCCTGATTTTTTAAATTGGATGCATGGTATTGCCACCGTGTGGAACAGTGCAGAAATATCTATTCTCACCAATGGGACACAGTTAGATAGATGGCCCAGTTTGTACAAAGAAATAAAAAAATACAACGGTCGTGTCACTGTTGTTATAAGCGAACATAGTCCGCAGCACTGGCTTGATGCCATTGGCAATGTAAAAAATTTTTTGCAAGGAACAATAGAAAATCAGGAACATAAAACTTGGAAACAGTCTTATGATTCGATCAAAGATTCGTCATGGCCCGACTGCAATACCCCTGATGATTTTTATACCTTGCCTGAGCACATTCAAACCGAATGTCAAACAGTGTTTAACATACACCCAACAAACAATGAATTTTCAGCCACCAGCGAGCGTGTTCATTTTTACAAAGACTCTAACAATGTAAAAATTCTACTAGAGCCAAGTTGGATGTTTAAACCTAATGCATTGATATACCAAAGCACAAATCAAATTGATTTATACAACAGTGATCCAGAAAAAGCAATAAAAGCATGCACCATGAAAAAATGTCCGCAGTTCAGTCGCGGCAAACTTTACAAGTGCCCGCCGGTGACTGTGCTAGGTGATTTCATACAGCAATTCTCAATCAATGTGTCTGACGCTGATAAGCAACTGATAGATGCGTATAAGCCTGCGTCACACTGTTGGCCTGATGATCAACTTAAGAAATTTTTAGATGATTTAACAGATTTAAAAACAATCCCACAATGCAAGTTTTGTCCAGAAGAACTTCCATTTATTAAGTTTTCAGCTGGGACTAAAAAAATCAAACTGTTAAAAAAACAAAACTTATCATAAAAAAGCTGTTATAGCTCTAGTGGTAGAGCGCATCCTTGGTAAGGATGAGGTCACTGGTTCGAATCCAGTTAACAGCACCAAACAAGCCTACACTCAATCCTGCCGCGATGACAGTCCCTGGGCTTTTACACCACTTTAGCTCAGTTGGACTTAGAGCACTGTGCTACGAACGCAGGGGTCGGGAGTTCGAATCTCTCAGGTGGTACCATTTTGTAATACTTGTGTTTGCCAAAAAGGTAAACCAAAGTATACATTTTTCGGGGCTCGGACGTTTTACAGCGATTCTTTTCTGCAGAACGTACAAAGATCCACAAGCAAGTAAAACAACAGCAATTGACTCAAAATGACATCTGTTGTATAATACATTTTTAATTAGGAACATTGACATGAAACGTTCAGCGAAACGATAGTGTCGTCTCAGTACCCTGTATGGTCTGGGATGGCACGTAAAAGACAATTTTTACATCCATCCCTTTGAGATGTTAAGGCAGCATGCCGGACTCTTAATCCGTGACGTGTGGGTTCGACTCCCACCAGAGGGACCATATAGGGTTGATAGTTTAATGGCTAAAACATCCGGCTTTTAACCGGTAAGAGTCAGGGTTCGAATCCCTGTCGACCCACCATATAAAAACATTTTTGACGGGCATCATCGCCAACGCATAGTCGCGGTGCTCTGTTCGGTGACCCTGGCAGGTTGCGAAAATCTATTGTGCCAGCAATAAGAGAATTATTGAAAATGTTTCTATATGGTATTATGGAGTCGTTAGTTTAGTGGTAAAACCGCGGGTTGTGATTCCGCTATCACGGGTTCGATTCCCGTACTTCTCCCCAAGGTGATATGACGTAGACGGATGCGTAGCGGTTTCATAAGCCGACGAGGTTGGGTCGGTACCAACTATCACCACCACCGGTCCTTATTTCAATGGATAGAATGCCATGCTTCGAACTTGGCGATGTGGGTTCGATTCCTGCAGGACCGGCCAAATGATTTGTTAGTGCTGTATATGAACGAATAAATATTTTTTTATGACTATTACTAAATTCACTACTGCACAACAACAGCTTTTGAAATTTGTATTAACGTGTGTCTCTTCTGTGCTGGGTATCTATGTATACCTAATACTAGGCGGCACCTTACTCAAGGCATTTCTGATATATCTATGTTTTGTATTAGTATCTAGAGTTGCAAACCTAGGTTATCATAGATGGCTGGCACACAACTTGTTAGAACCTGATTTGTTTGGTAGAATTTTTATACTATGGTGTATGGTAAGTTCGGCGTTAGTGAAGCCTTTGCCCTATGTCATAGGTCATAGACTGCATCACAAATATTCAGACACTGATAAAGATCCTCATCATCCCGGACTAGGGTTATGGGCTTGCTTGATAGGAAACTTTAATGTCGTTGAAAACTTAACAATACCAGTAAAAGATTTGTATAGAAAAAAAGAAGTAATGTTTGTCAATAGATATTACTATCAATTATATCTTGCAAACTTGCTATTGTTTTGGTTCATTGACAAAGATATAGTGCTACTAAGTTTCTCACTGTTAAACTTGCGTATGTGGGTCAACATAACTGTGTTCAACTATCTTGCACACGGAGGTAAGCACGGAAAATCTCCTAAAAATTTGCCAGCCTGGACTAGTTACGTGTTAGGATATTCGGGAGAACAGTTACACAAAAATCATCATGATGATCCTTCGTCTAGCGATTTTGGTAAATTGTCAAGATGGAATTTTGATATCATGTACAAAGTGTACAGCAAAATAGTCAAAGTTAAAAATTAACACTCGGTGATTTCTGTACTACTATTAATCATAGTGTAGGTTATCATCTAGTTGACAACAAAACAATCTGCTGTTATACTACAGCATGTTCTTTAAAAATTAAGTTTGATAGTTTGCCCCTGTAGCTCAGTGGTAGAGCATCGCTTCGACAAAGCGAGGGTCGGTGGATCGTTCCCACCCAGTGGTACCAGTGTTATTTACACTGAGAATCTATCCAGGCCAGTGCCGACATCATGTTGGTAAAATAGCGCATGGTAAGTTTTTCATCGTAAATATCATTGACAAAGATGTAACAAGCGTCAGCAGTGTCGTTAACTGATAGGTGTATATGCATGTATCCGTTGGCAACTATGAAGTCTCGTGTTTGCATATTTTTATTTATTTTGCGGGATTGGCATAAGGGTTGTGCAGTAGCCTTCCAAGCTACCCATAGCGGTTCGAGACCGCTATCCCGCTCCACAATTTAGGGTGATTAGCTCAGCGGTAGAGTCGCTGCCTTACACGCAGTTTGTCGGGAGTTCGATCCTCTCATCACCCACCAACTTATTTCCGAGTGTAGCGCAGTCTGGTTAGCGCATCTGCTTTGGGAGCAGAGGGTCGTAGGTTCGAATCCTACTACTCGGACCAATTCAATGTACAGGTGGCAGAGTGGCCCAATGCAAGGGATTGCAAATCCCTAAAGCCGTCGGTTCAAATCCGACCCTGTACTCCATCTAAGGAAGCGTGGTCGAGTGGTCTATGGCTCCGGTCTTGAAAACCGGCGATTACGAAAGTGGTCCGTGAGTTCGAATCTCACCGCTTCCACCATATATGCCGCGGTAGCTCATCAGGTAGAGCAGCAGACTGAAAATCTGTGTGTGGCTGGTTCGAGTCCAGCTCGTGGCACCAATCAATGTCTATTAGGATCTCGAGTTTTTTCAAACTCTGGCACATGTTCGTTGCAACCAGGAAACCATGCTGGGGCAGGTGGAAGATCACACACTTCTCTAGTGAGATCTATCAACAAAATGAGACGCCGCTCTGAAGTGTTGTTCCAAACACTATGCAACTTTTGATTGTTGAAAGAAAAGACATCATCCCATAGTACAATTTCGTTTTCAACTTCGAAACCAATGTCGCCATCAGGAACGTACAAAGGAATATGGATGCGAATGCTTTTGGCATCTCTGTTTTCTATGCCAGTGTGTCTGTAAATAATAGAGTTGGGTTCTACAATACTGTAACCAGCTAGGTGGCAGTGTTGTCCAAAAGCTTCAACTAATGAAAATGCAGTGGGATACCGAAGTCTATTGGATTCTGCAAGAACTCCTGATATATGTTTGATGCCTGATATTTTCCAGGCATTTTCTTTATCGTACAAGGTAGAATTTTGTCCAGTAGGATTTTGACGGTAAGGCACGCTAGTAAATTTTTCTCCCGACTGGAAGTCTGGGTGCGCTTTGACAAAGTCTGCAAGTAAAGCAGGTTGTAACGCTCTAAACAATGCAGCAAATTTAACTTCGTCGCCGCGATAGATATTTTTAAGTTCCATAGATACTTTCTTTAAAAATATTTATTGATCGTTATGGTACATTTATAATTTAACATTGTCCCTGTAGTTCAATGGATAGAACCGGTTCCTCCTAAGAACAAAATATCAGTTCGATTCTGGTCAGGGATACCAAGCATGCCCTGGTGGTGGAATTGGCAGACACACTGCGTTGAGGTCGCAGGTTCTACGGGTTCGAGTCCCGTCTAGGGTACCAAGTTTTGTAGTAACCAGAGTCCTGTGTAAAAGGTGTTGCGGACGTCATGCGCTCTTTTTATCGCATGGGTCAATAAAGATCGAAGCGCAAACTAATAAGGTTGTGTCCTTGCCTACTACAGATTAGTTTTGCAAACAATAAAAACGTGTAGGGGTAATACCCCTTGAAGCTCTGTGCAGAGATGCACATCTTCTATGGATCAGTTGGTGGGATGAGAGGTCCTTCCCTGTTGCCGGTGTCAAGAGTTATCCATTGTGGGAGCCGGAGTGCCAACCCAGGTCGATAGTTTACAGCCACACGCCCTAGCGAAACCGGATTGTTTGCAATTTTTTATTGTTGTTGAGAAGAAAAGAAATGTATAAAATAGCAGAAAAAGAATTTGCCAATCTGGAGTTGGCAATGGCACATGCCAGGCAGTTAAATGAGTTTGTAACTATTGCTGGACCCGACTTTGAAGTTTGTGGCCGCTTTGGGGTAGATAGCGTTGAACGCGGGCTGTGCCCTGATGGTATTGCATACGATTGGAACAAGGCCAGTCGTACAGGTCGCGTACAACGCGAACGAGTCTAACGGAGGGTTAACTGGGCTGGGCCCAGCACTGTCTCGAAAACAGATGGACTGTGAAAACGGTTGGAGTTCGATTCTGCCATCCCTCTTCCAATTTTTGGCTCACTCTAGCTGATCTTGCGGGGTCCAAACTCTCAAGTCTCGGGTGCGATTCCTGAAGGGCCAGCCATATACCGGTTTACACAAAACCGTAATATCAAGTATAATATATACTTGTGCAACCAATGCCCCTGTGATGGAATTGGTATACGTGTCGGATTCAAAATCCGAATTTTGCGGGTTCGAGTCCCGCTGGGGGCACCATTTTATAGAAAGACCATGATGAAGAAAATCGATCTAGAACAAGTACGCCAGTTTATTGAAGCACAAACACCAGAAACAAAAATCTATCTGGGTTGTGACTCCGAACGTCTGCGTGTCGACGGCCGTTGGTATGCCGATTATATTCTAGCGATTGTTGTTCACATCAATGGCAACAACGGTTGTAAGATTTTCGGCGAAGTACATCGTGAACCGGTGTGGGATGCCAAGCCAGGCAAGCCAAGTATGCGTCTTATGACCGAAGTGTACAAAGTCAGCGAACTGTATCTCAAGTTAGCAGAAGTGTTAGAAGGTCGACAAGTCGAAGTTCACTTGGACATCAACCCCGACGAACACTATGGATCAAGCTGTGTTATTAGCCAAGCTGTGGGCTACATCAAAGGCACTTGCAACGTGGTTCCGTTCGTCAAGCCACATGCGTTTGCTGCTAGTTATGCTGCTGACCGATTCAAGGGTTTGAGAGCAGCCTAAACAAACATGGCCCCCGTCAGTTGCCTACTAGGGACTGCTCGGGGGTTTTTCTTGATTAAATTATTGCTGACAACTATGTAACATCTTGGGCAGTTGTCCTCGTACAAAATCTGGTACATGTTGATACCGAGTTACATCAGTTTTTATTCCCGGTTCAAGCCCCAGCACATCACGATGAAGGTCTAGCAAGTAGACCAATCTGCGATGATCAGTATAATTGTATGCACTGTGTATGAACTGATTGTCAAACGCAAACAAATCTGACCAATCAATCTCTACGCCTTCAACTTCAAAGAAAATATCGCCAGGTGGCACTATCAACGGTATGTGTATTCTCACATACAGTCCATCTCTGTTTTCTACGCCGGTATGTCGTGAAATCACTGCATTATGCTCTAAGATACTGTAGGTGCTAACTGGGCAGGCATCGCCATATTTTTCAGTTAGTGCAACTGCTGTGGGGAAACGTTCTCGAATATCGTTGTGTTTGGTCTTGTCTATGACCAAATTGTGTCGAGGATTGGTATATTTTAATGGATCAACTTTCCAAGCATCGGGCCTGCTTTTGTAAGGATCGGTACTGAATATTGGGTTTTGATATGGGACACCTTTGGCAAAGTCGCCTTGAACAAAGTCAGTGTGGTAGGCCAAAAACTCTTCTAGTAGTTTAGGTGCTAGGGCTAGTAACTCGTCGGCTATTGGGATTTCTTCTCGGAGCCATATAGATTTTCTTGTCATAAAAATATTTACTCTAGTAATTCCGTGCGGAACAAAAATCAGTTGTGCAAATCGAGGTATATAAAGTTATGCCTAACTGTTTTGAAATTCAACTTGCACTTCCGGTGTTGTTTGACCCCAGGCCATATGACACTGATCTAAGTCCTGCACCTTATTACATTGATCCTGGGTCGGAGTTTGTTGTATGGTTGCATAGTCTTGGATTAGAAATAACAAAAGCTGGTGCGGAACAGTTCTATACTCCACCTGGCGGAACCATTCCTGTTCACATCGACGGTAGAAATTTTGACAACAAAGTGAAGTTAAACTTTCAACGTGGGGGAAAAGGTAGCACCATGCGATGGTACCAGTTAAACAACGCCAATTCAACCATGAACTCAAAAAATGGAGATTTTGGTGAGTTTTTTATGATACAACCGGAGCAGGTAACACAGACATGGCAAGCAGAAATTGGATCCCCTAGTTTGATCAATGCAGGAATCTTACACAATGTTGTTAACGGCCCTGAACCCAGATGGGTTGTGAGTGTACCTTTATGGGATGTGACTGCTAATCAAAACTTACAATGGCATACTGCAGTAGATAAATTTCAACAATGGATTGTTCAAAAACATGATTGACGTCGACCTAACAGATTTAAAAACAAGAGGTTTTGCGGTTGTAAAGAATTTTCTAACCGACTTGGAAATTAAACCACAATTACAAAATTACGAGATTCAAAAAAACAATCAATCGTCCCAAATCAAAATAAAAAATTACTCTGTGATCAAAGCAAGCACTGAGCATAATTTAACTGACAAAATTAAACGTTTACTTGACAAAGTTGCTCAACAAACAGACATATCTATAAATCTTGTGGGACCAACAGGTGTGTATTTTGACACACAACTAGTAAATACTGGATGGCATCAAGACCATTTATCTTATTATACTTGGCAAACAGGCTACCATCAGATAAACTTTTGGATACCTTTGATCAAGCCGTGCCCAACCATGTCAGGGCTTTGCGTGGTTCCAATGGATACGTTAAAAACACACATAGGCGATTTGTTCGAACAACACATATTGGATCAAGGTGCAAAGAGATTTATACCAACAGACAACCGTACTCATGTGATTGACGACGACTCCGGACATGAGTTTGAGTTACCAGTTAATCTCAATGATATTGCAGTGGCTCCAGAACTGCAAGCAGGTGATTTGCTGATAGTCAGAGGAGATGTAATACATACTACCCAGGATTCTGACACCAATCGTGTTGCCCTTGCAATAAGAGCAGTAGACGGAAACAAGGCAGTTGATCGAACAAAGTTTCAACAGCAGTGCAACATGAAAAAAATGTTGCTCGACGCTGATTCGGGCACTAAAAAAATTAACAATTACTTTGCTGCTGGACACAATCAGTTTGTCATACACGACCTTTATAGAGGACGTATTTGACCTGGCGTACTACAATTTAAAACATATACCTAGGAGTTGCTAGTTAATGATTGGAATTGACTTAGTTGATGTTCGTAGATTTGAGGCAACAACAAGACTGCCTCAATTTATCAAACGATTCCATGTTAGTGGGGACTCGCCACTGGATGTAGCAAAAACTTGGGCATGTTTGGAAGCCATTATCAAAGCAGAAGATCAACCGTTTGACCCAACAAGTATTAGTATTCAATTTGTCGCAGGACAACGACCGCAAGTCAATGATCCGCACAATATACTAAGCAAGCCGTATATACTAAGTCTGAGCCATGATGCAGATCTGGTCATCGCAGTAGCATTGCGGACTTGACAAGTGTTGTATTTTTTGTTATACTACACAATCACAAAAGGTGCTAAATGAGCAACGATCTAGCAAAATTCTTAAACAGCCGCAGGCGCCATAAAACTGACGTAGCAATTGCCCGGCAAGTTAAAATTGCCAAGAGTCACGGCTTGGGATTTAACGACAAACACATTAAAGAACCACATCGGCATGCTAAACATCATGCTATGGACTGCGGTAACCCACAATGTGGACTATGCGGCAATCCACGACATGTTCGCAAAGGTGGTTCAGGTGGTGGCGGACTAACTGTACAAGAACGTCGACAGCATCAAGATCTTGAACGCACCACCGATCGACACTCAAACGGCATTAAACCAAAGGACTCAGAATGAAAATTAACCCCAAAGACCCTACCATTGGCCTTTCAAATCAAGCCGCTGTTGACGCAATCGGCAACCGTTACGATCTAGTTTTGATTGCTGCTCGTCGAGTGCGAGAACTGCATCGCGGTGATGCTCGTAAGGTAGACGAGCACCGATGCGGTGCTACATTAACTGCACTGCTAGAAATTGAAGAAGGCAAAGTAGGTCGTGACTATTTGTACAAAGAAACCGACGTTGAGACTCGCCGAACAAGAAAACATCGTACTAGTACTTTGTAATTACTTTTACTGATTGCCCAAAATCTCCTGATGTGCTATAATAACGCATATTAGGAGATTTTTTATGTTTGACTGGCTTAAACAATTGTTCGGCAAAGGTACTGTTCGTGTTGAATTTGAGGCAGTCGACGATAAGTTTGATGTGCTCAAGGGCAGTGCAAAAGTGCCATATATCGGCCGATATGACGAAGATGAAGTCAAGCGCATTGTGCGAAACAAAATTGCAGTGCAGCATGGCGTTATCGTTACCAAAATTAATGTAGTTGCCCGCGACGGGTTTTAAGGAAATAACATGCCCTGGATTCAGAACGTTAGCATGAGCGATGTCAAGCAAGGCTTGCACTTCGACGCCGGTGTTAACAGTATGCTGATCCAAATTGTTGATCCGGCATACGAGTTTCCCGTTCCGTTGAAGAAGTTCAAGGAAGTACACCAGTTTGAGTTCTTGGACGTTGAGGCAACGGATAAGGAATTTGAGGAGTTTGCTTGCACACAAGAGCAGGCTGCAGAACTTGTTCGCTTGCTCAAGCATGCATTGTCTAATCGTATGAACGTTGTAGTTCACTGCCACGCCGGTATTTGCCGATCGGGTGCAGTCTGCGAAGTGGGTACTATGATGGGGTTCGATGATACAGAAGTGTTTCGTGCGCCTAATCTGTTGGTCAAGCATTTGATGATGAAGCAATTAGGATGGACTTATGAATAAAGTAATTCGGGATGGAATGGTTGCAGTGCTGTACTCTCCCGAACACGGTGCAGGCTGGTGGACCTGGAATACCGAGCACACAGATATGTTGTTTGACCCGGGCATGGTTGGCCTAGTTGAAAAGTACGATGTTGAGCAGATGCGTGTTTATGCAGAACTCAAGTGGCCCGATGCTTACTTAGGTGGATTGGACAGCCTACAAATCGAGTGGCTCCCAGAAGGCTCAAAGTTTATTGTAGAAGAATACGATGGGTTTGAAAGTATTCTTACTATCGAGAACACTGTTTGGATAACAGCATGAAAAACCCTTTGCAGTGGCAATACAATGGTGCGGCGCCAATGCAAGTACTCATAGCCTGGTGTGAGCAACACATTCCCGATGAGTATGTTTATCACGGTTGGGAAAGTATTTTGTTTCTAACTGAACGTGCAAAGACATTATTTTTGCTGAGGTGGTCATGAAACCCTGTGAACTACAACCAATGATAGTCCGAGCCGTGGAAAGAATAGGAATAAATGATTATTGGCAACTTCCTCCGGAAGCAAGAGTAATTACCGGCAATCCTAAATATGACGCACAACTTCATTATATGTTAGTTGAGTTTGGGGTGGAAGTAGAGTTAGATCGATACGGCATGAAAGATTACCGTGTAGTTGATGAACAAAAATTCATGATGTTTTTGTTGAGGTGGTCATGACAGCACAATACAGTCGTAGCCGAGATCTTGTTCATCGTGTGGAAGTGCCACATTCGGGTGGTTGGGTCTGGGGCGAGGATCAAAGGTTTGAATGGTGCAAACAGAACTGCCAGGACGATTATCGTGGCGCAATGTTTCGCCGAGACCGAACTGTGTGGCATTTTAAATCACAGAAGGATGCTGTGATGTTTGCGCTGAGGTGGTCATGACAATACCCGAACATTACAACCATCGAGTACAAGTAAAGTTAAAATTGCGAGACATCTTTGAACTTGAACATAGACTCGAGGAATTAAATTATATCCGCGCTTGGTTAGACGAATTAGTAGAATGGCAACCGGATGCGTTTACGATAAAATATTATGATCGAGGAAATGGTGCTGTAATCGATGTTTGGTTTGCCGATGAACGACATGCTATGATTTGTGCGTTGAGGTGGTCATGAAATACTGGAACAAAGACAAACGGATTCGCCAGCAGAACTGGTATGCAGTCCCATCGGGTAACAGGCGGCCCTATGCTGACACCAAACGCGAGTTACAACTATTTGACAGTCCGGGTAAGTTTTATCTATACTACGGCAGTAGCACTATTTGGTTTGAGCGTGAACAAGATGCATTGTGGTGGAGATTGAAATCATGAAAGTTTATCAAGTTGCAGGTTATCCAAAGAATCATTATTTTGTCAAAGACTTTCAAGAGTTATTGAACATAATGAGTTGGATGACCAAGAACGATGTAGGTTACTTGCACGAATCTAGCAGCATACATGGCTATGGGTTTAGTGTTAAAAAGAATTTTGAATGGTTTAGTTTGAAGTGGTTATGAGTTACGAAGTTGTAATACCGTATGATCCTGCTTGGGAACCACTAGACTGGGCCAAGGAACATTGTCCTAGTTATATTACAAACCGAGCAATTGCTCAAGAAACAAAATATGATATAATAGTTCGTGCGTACTATAACGATTACGATGTTGTCTATTATTTCAGCGAAGGAAAGGATGCAACAGCGTTTGCATTGAAGTGGAAATGAAACTAATAAAATTAAATCAAAGACACAACCTAGGACGCAGAGGTTTTAAGTATGCGTTTGTGTTTACTCGTTACGGCCCTGATGTGCCCAACGAATTCAAGGTAGAACGGTTAGTAAAAGATGCAGAAGGTATGGGTACATTTTATGGCAATACCTTTTATGGTAAGCGCAAGGATCGTAGTTCTCGTTCGCCTTACTACATTGGGTTCAACCACGAATCAACTGCTACTCTAGTGCAGTTACAATTGTAATACTCAAGTATTACTTGCCCAAAAAGCAGTTTTCTGCTATAATAAGCAATTAAAGAAAGGAGGCGACTATGCCCGCAGTATTTTTAGTTAGCGACACGCACTTTGGTCACACAGGCGTATGTCGCTTTACCCGAGAGGACGGGGTTACAAAGTTACGGCCCTGGGACTCGGCCGAAGAAATGGACGAGGCGATGATCAAGTCTTGGAACGAGCGTGTTCGTCCCAACGATAAGGTCTATCACTTGGGCGATGTGGTTATTAACCGCCGTGCGTTAAAGACATTAAGCCGCTTAAACGGCGACAAAGTTTTAATCCGCGGCAACCACGACATCTTCCGTGACACAGAGTACATGGAATATTTCCGCGAGTTACGTGCATACCACGTTATGAACGGAATGATCTTAAGCCATATTCCTGTACACGAAGCAAGTTTAGGGCGCTTTGGTACTAACATTCACGGTCACTTACATGCCAGTCGTGTAAAGCGGGCTCGCGGTGTTGATGCAAAGACTGGTGCAGTGTTATACAGCGATGAAAACGATTTACGTTATCACTGTGTATGTGTAGAGCAAACACCCGACTTTGCACCTATCTTGTTAGAAGATGTGTACAAGCGCATCGAAGCCGAAGGCGGAACAGTAGGGTTCAATCCCAATGCTTACGGCAACGGTAGTGCCATGTGAGACCGGTATGCAGTTTATCCTAGATGAACAGTATATTTGCGATGTAACGGTTAGAACGGAACACGATTTTATCAAGGACCGTTCTAACCCTACAAACGAAGATCTTATTAAAATCCTTAAAGGATGGGACAAGAGTCTAACCATTAGTAACAAAGATCACGACGAGTTTACAAAACTACGCAACCAACTTGCAGAACTGGGGTATATCGAAATCCAACGAGGTTGGTGGAATGGCGATCGTGTACTAAAACCTTTTATGCTTAACGAGTGGCGGTTCCATAAGGGTCATAAATTCCCTAGTGCGGCGGCTTTGCGTAACAGTATAGAGTGTGCTCGTAAGCATGGTTGGAAGGGTATTAGTAGTTTATAAGGTAAGAGGCAAGAACCAAATGCTTGCACTATATTCGTAAATGATATTTTAAAACGCAGGTTTATACGTGCAATTAAATACAATATGCGTCTCGAAAAAAGTGTTGCTGTTGCAGTTGAATTTGCTGAAAAAGTTGCTCTGGCTCGAGTGCGATTTAAAAATGCAAAACTTTCCCAAATGGATATGGATTGGTACGAATCAAAATGGAAAACATTTTCAAATTCTGCCGAAGTAGATCACATGCTCAACACGTTAACTGATGCTTTATCGTTGTATTGGGACGTTGATCAGGAACTAAAATTAGACCCTACAAATTTAAAATTATTTTTAAACAGGGCAGAAATGACCAGACAAATTAGCAAAATTAGGCACAAGTTATTTTTGTTAGCATCTGATGCTAACACAAACAAAGCATCAGATGGCATATGATTGTATTATTTTTACAGATGTAACTTACACAAATCTGGTGTATAAGCCAATGGGTGCTTATAAGTTAGCAAATCATCTGAGATCCAGTGGGTACAGTTGTTTAGTAGTTGATCATTTTCATACTTTTACTCAGCAGCAAATTTTAGATATTATTGCTGCGTCAGTAGGACCAGAAACTAAATTTGTTGGGTTTAGTATTGCTTTCTTCAATAGTGTAGAAGGTACTAATCCAATGGATCCGATATCTGATAATACCTATAAACCGTTAGAATATAATCAATCGTTTTGTCCGCAAGGACAGGCATTTGAAATTGCATTGGTCTCTGCCATTCACGATATCAACAGCCATTGCAAAATAGTATTAGGTGGTGCGGCCAGGATCAGCAATCAGATTAAAAATCCCAGGGTAGATTACGTGATTTCGGGATTCGCCGAAGTTGCTATATTAGATTTAGTGCATTCTTTGGAGCTTGGTCAGGTTCCGGGTACAGCAGTAAAAAATATATGGGGAACGCACATCATAGATGGTGGATCAGCTGAGTCATTTGACTATCAGCACAGCGAGATGGTATGGCAACCCGAAGATGTGGCTGGTATAAAAGTTTTACAACTCGATGTATCTCGTGGCTGCAAATTTAACTGTACTTTTTGCGACTGGAGCATGCGTGGTACCAAGAATAACAAATGGACACGCGAAATAGACGTTCTTGCTTCAGAACTTCAGCGCAATTATGATCAGTATGGCATATATCGATACTTTGTACATGACCATACTTTTAACGAAAGTGACTACAAACTCAATGTAGTCAAACAAGCAGTCAAACAATTAACATTTCAGCCCATCATCTGGTGTCACGTCAGACCAGATTTACTAGTTAAATACCCCAACCGTACTGATACCATGTACGAAGTTGGTGTCAGGAGCATGATGATGGGTATCGAGACCCTGGACCCAGATGTGGCCAAAACTGTAGGCAAAGGTCTTGCACCAGAAAAAATCATTGCTGAATTAAAAAATATTCAACAACGCTACGGCAACGAGTTGTTGACCCATGGTAATTTTGTCATTGGCTTACCAGGCGAATCTATTGACAGTGTTCTTGCTACCGCTGCACGATTAGAAAACGGAGATATTTCGTTGCACCATTGGAGCTACAATGCATTGATGATCAGCACAGATCATAACAATTGGTGGGGGTCTACATACGAACAAGATCCGGCCAGATACGGCTACACAGAAAACAAAAACACAATCACGACAGGATTTAATATTGATTATAGAAAAAATTCACTGATGAACTGGCGCAATGATCATATGACCTTTGAACAAGCTATGCATCTGAACAAAAAGTTATACGACTCGGCAGCCGATAACCCAGCCTATCTGGTAGACAGCATGGTCAGTTGGGCATTGATGGGTTTCACTGACCTAGACTTTAAAGGCATACAGAAGTTGCGTCCCCGGGATATTGATTGGTTTTCAGTGTCCAAGCAACGATTGCACTATCTATACGATTACAAGAAAAATATAATTAAACATGTGCACGGTAAATAAAAACAGCAGCGCCAACAAGGGTTGACGCCGGATTTCAATACAGACGCTTGACATGTAGATGTCTTTACTGTAGAATATACTACAGAACGCCTGCCGTATGCAGAGTTCTTCTGCAAGCTAATACAACCATAATATTTTTAGGAATTAACATGATTCGATCATTCTCACGCCTGGTTGCGTTTGCGCTAGCCAGTATTGCTATCACTTCTGCTAATGCAGAAGTCTACCCTTCAAAACCCATCAATATCGTTGTGCCATACAACGCTGGCGGCGGTATGGATAACGTTATCCGTAAAATGACCACCGAATTAGAAAAGGAACTTGGGCAGCCAGTTACTGTTGTAAATCAAGCAGGAGCTGGTGGTAATGTTGGCACTCGTAAACTTGCTGAATCTGCCCCTGATGGTTATACCATTGGTATGAGCGGTGGCTCTACGTTTGGCACTAATCAGGTATTCAACAAAGAAGTACCATATGATGCAGGCAAACAATTTGAGTTTGTTAGCATGGTTGGTACTTTGCCACGTATTGTTGTGGTCAGTGCTGCAGGCCCAATTAAAACAATCGACGACCTAAAGAAAGAAGCACTAACTAATCCCAAGTTTACAATGGCGGCTGCACTCAACAGTCCAGACATCTTGATGGGTGAAATTTTCAAACACAAAATGCTAGGCAAGCCAGTTATTGCCAGTTACGGTGCAGCAACTAACACCATGATGGTCGATTTGGTTGGTGGCCGTATTCATGCAGTATGGAACAGCGTTCCAGCATTGAATGCTTGCTTGACTAACAATACCTGTGTAGCACTTGCAGTTACTGGCAAACAACGTCTCAAAGGCTTGCCCAATGTCCCAACCTTTGCCGAAGTGGGTCTTGCTGAAGTAGATGCTCCTGCTTACTATGGCATCGTTACACCCAAAGGTGTTGCTGCTGACAAGATTGCCAAACTAAACCGTGCGTTTAACCGTGTAATTCAAAATGAAAAAGTTGCCAGCGATCTTGATAAAATGGGTGTGGTTACTATTGTGAGTTCTCCTGCCGAAACCAAAGAACAACACTTACAAGGTATTGCTAATGCCAAGAAGTATGCCGCAGTGGCAAACATTGTGGCAAAATAAATCATGCATGTTCTAGTCACAGGAGCATCCAGTGGAGTTGGTCTTGCTTGTGCAAAATTGCTAGAGCAACAAGGACACGCTGTGACCACGTGGTCCAGTGCAGACTGTGACTTTGATTATCCGGATAGAATCTTTGATCATGATCTATCCGGATATGACATGATTATAAACTGTGCAGGGCATGGTCAAGGGCATAATCATAATTTTTTTACCAACACCTGGCAAAATCAACTTAGCCAGGTCATGGTTAACTACGTATCAAACATATTCCTGTATAAACATTATGTAAATTCTGTGAGCACAGGAAGATATGTTTGGGTAGGATCTAGACTCACTGCATGCCCTAACAGCAAGCCTTGGCAGGCTGTGTACACCACTACTAAATCTGCTAGCGCAATAACAATTGAATCGGCTAATCAAGATCAATCACATGTGTCTACGCTGGAGGTTATGTTAGGGCTTACTAGATCTAATTTTAGATACAGAAGTCAATTGGGTTTCACTGATCAACAAGAAATTGAACAAATGTGGAATTCCCAAGGAGCAATCAGTTCAGATCAAGCAGCCAGTCGAATCATTGAGTCTGCATTCAGTGATTGCAAAAAAATATTAATAGAATAATATGTTTTACACAATATTAGATTGTCCTCCTTTGCCAGTTGAGTTTGAGCAAGAAGTTATTGCAACAGTAAGGGGCACAGAACGACTTAAAGTTAAAACGTTCAAAGATGCCCCAGGTCGCAAAGAATATAGAGAACGTATAGTAACCATGCCCGATGGCAGTCGATGCACTAGCGTCACTAGTCAAAAGTGGTCAATTAGTGCAGAACTTGAGCAGTGGATTCGAGACAATGTCTACAACGGGCCATGGGTAGATGTTGGTATTAACAGCCATAATACTGTCAGCAACGTAATGGGACCACATGTCGACGATATTAAAAACGAAATTATTCTTTATGTTGTTGAAACTGGCGGGGACAATGTAGAGACTGCTTGGTGGCAGGAACAAGGCTTTCCTGTAGAGAGACCAGACAAACTGCCAGCAAACAACAACGGCGAATTCTATACCAGCACAGACGACTACAGCAAGCTCGTTGAACTTGAGCGTGTGTGTTTGCCCACTGGTAAATGGGTACGCATGAACACCTTGGTATTACACAGTGTTGAAAATATCACTGGTGTAAGAACCATTGTCAAGATTGGGTTAGACTAATGTTTACGTGGATGCCGATGGCACATTTACCACAGGTACCCGAGTACCTGGTCAACATTGCACAAAATTTAATCAGTACTAAGACAGACGGGGATAGCGATTTTACCAAAGAAATTGACCACTCGAAGTATCTAAACAGATGGTTAGATCTAAACGATGGCTCTCGCGTACAATCAAGATCGCAACGTGGCATAATGATGCCACAAATTTGGGACGATTGGGTAAAGGCAAACATCACACAAAAATACATCGAAACCAGCATACGTGTAAGTGAAGGTAATAGTACCACACACGGCGCACATTGCGACTTTAGACGCAAGTGGAAATTATATTATTTGCTGAGCCGCGGCGGCGATAACGCAACAACTTATTTTTATCGTCAAAAAGGACACCCAATTGTTCGTGAAGAGATTACCGATGACGACACACGGCTTATTGCAGTTACTGACTACTCTGAACTAGAAGTGGTTGACTCAGTGCAATGGCCATTGAATCAATGGGTTCTGCTGAATACCATGATACTGCACGGAGTAGAAGGCATAACTGGCTTGCGATCAAATTTTACTGTTGGTATTCCTCCTGATTATTCTTTGTTGTTTAATTAATGTATGAGCCTAAAAACATTTGACACAGCAGATTACTACTGGCAAGTAGGTGATCAAAAAACTTTTAGTAAGCAGCAGGCTATTATCTGGGCAGGCGGTGACGTTAGCAAAATACACTATTACTTCATGGACGAATTGTGGGATTCACAAGACTGGACACAAAAGCCCAAGCACACAGTACACGAACTCATGCGTACCAGGTGCAGGCAACTGAGATCACAATACAAAAATGTGCGTGTGGCTTACAGTGGTGGGTATGACAGTCAAGGTATCATTGATGCATTTGCTAGATCAAGTATTCCTGTTGATAGTGTGTTAATACGAATTAAAAACTACAAAGTTACTCCAGAAAACAAAATTGCGGTACAGCAAGCTCGTGCGTTACAAAATACCATATGGCCCAATCTAAAAATAGAAACCGTTGAACTAGAAGCCAACGACTTTTACCAATTCTATCAGCAGCACAAGGATGACTGGATTGTGCAACCTGCTGGCGGTTACGAGCCTTGGTTTTACAAAGTAAACCTGAGTTTTCTTGAAAACTACAATCCAGATTTTCAACGTGCTCGAGACAACTATGTCACACAAAATACCTGTGATGTTTACGGTATAGAAAAGCCAAGGCTTTGGATTGAAAATGGTGCATGGTATGCTACCATGATTGACAAAACATTGAACTGGGTAGCCAACACCAGTGTTGAAAGTTTTTATATCAGTCGAGACTTACCCGAGTTGCATGTAGCACAAACTTGGGCCATGCTTGACTGGATTGAGAGCCAACCATTTACTACACAAGAAGAAGTACATACATTTTTACACTCAATACAAAGTCACAAACAAGGGTGGGACAAGTACAGAGATTGGAACTTAGCAATAGGTCGCAGCATGGTACTCAACATGTATAGTTACGAAGGCGGCGGTACTAAGGGTTATAATAGTGGGGACCCAAGAAACAACAAAGGATGCCAGGATTTAATGGCTGAAGCAAGGCGCACTCATGCTGATGCAATTGCAACGTGGGAAGGCGTACTTGGAGATTTCGAAACACAGTACGCTAATGCAATCGAAAGCAGTGGCGAAATTGCCGGGTGCTGGAGTAAAAAATATTACATCAAACCAGTAGAGCCCGGACGTTTGAATAGGAACAAACAATGAAAAAACTCTATGACTTTTTATACCAAACACAAGTAGACCCTGCAAATCCTGGGCGTTGGTATACTTTACGTCCAAATCAGCCTTTGCTTGACTGTCTCAGCGAAATGAACATTCGTTCTTGCAAATTGGAATCATTTGTTACCACCTATAATGATTACAATTATACAAAACAGGCTGCACAGTTCAATATGACTGTAGAAGAAATAAAAAGTTGGATGCTTGATCCCGAATATCAGCGATACTCAGACAATGCCAATAGTCGAATTGCTATATTACCCACAGACTTAGAATCACGTATAAGACACGAATTGGCAGAATACCTAGGGCTTGTTGAGGATACCTTGCTCATGCGCATTCAAGTACAGGCGCCCGGCGAAATGATTGCTTTGCACCTAGACCCGTTAAAGACAAAACTGTTTGGCGCAGAGGACGAAGAAATTTTAAGATATGCTTGGTTTTTAGAAGATCAAGCACCCGGACAAATTTGGATCATGGGCGAAACAAATCAACCTGTGTTTTGGAGGTCTGGGGATTTGGTTTATTTTGACAATACTAAATTACCTCATGCCACTGCCAATGTTGGGTATAACGATCGTTACGTTATGATCATCACTGGCACAAAGAGCAGTTAATCTTCTTCTAACCATGTGTTGTACTCAGATCCTTTTTTGCCTATCTTTGGTATGCGCAATTGAAATTTGAGAGTGTCTCCTTCGTGCAGTTCGCAATCATGTAACTCGTAATCCCCGATTGTAGTAACTGTACCGTCTTTGGCAATTTTAGTTGCACATGATATTGCATGCCAGTCCTTGTTTAAGTCAGTCCATAAATCTTGTTCTTGTTTCCTCAGCGAACCTTCGTAAGGAACTTCGTAGCTGTCCGAATGTTGAGCAAATGATATGTAATAGTGAGACCAATTAAAGTGAACATTGATCAATACTATCATACCTTTGAGTACCTTGACTTCGGCTAATGCCATGCGCTCTTCTGCAGGAATCCATTGCGGAAAGTCACCTTCGAGAATAACTCTATCATCAAACATAGATCCGGGTATTGTTGTGCCTGAGTATTTCCAATGTCTGCGTATTTTTACATCTATTCTAGTGTCAGGATCATACACAGATCCTACCAATTTAAATTTACGATAAATTAGATCGTTCCAGTAGGGTTCTCGACGGCCAAACACCACAGTCTTTTGTAGTTTAAGTCCACCTTTTCTGTGATCCATACAGGTACCTAGATCACTGTGGTTGAATGGATCGTGCCCCCATTCTGAGTTTCCTAAATTTTTAAGTTTGTATCCTTTTTCTTGATACATTAATTTTAGTTCGTCAAAAACATTGCCGTCGGCGCGGCTAGACAACTTTAAAACTTTTTCTGTTACATATAACTCTGCAAATTCTGTTAAAAACTCTCCTGCAAGGGAACGATTCCAACAAAGCCAACCTGTCTCTGTGCTACCACGGCCATCGTGCCAATCAGGCATAACATACTCTCTGCCCAAGTACGAAACAACCTCATTATGAGACGGTGCCATTTTTTCAAGTAAATTGTGAGTTACTTGATCAAAAATAAACACGTCAGCATCAAGCCATATCAATCTATCTGCTGTGGACTTTTTGTGTGCAATGTATTGTGCAATCACTTTGTAAGAATATTTTAAAGCATTAGCCGATGACATTGAGATTTGCCCCCAGTTGGTACGAGCTAGCCAACCCGAAACATGTGCTGAATCCTGTTCACTAGGGACTAGTCCGGTGCAATCAGGACGCTCCTTCCATTTTTTTCTTGTTGCAGCATACTCTAAATGTTCAACATCAATGTCTAGCACAATCACTCTAGGACTCTCGTGCTCAAACACAAAATCATTGATCACTACATACAAGTTGGTATCTTCAGGAAAATACTTGACAAAGTTGTCAACAAATGTTTTTCCATATAATTCGTATGCAGTTTTATGAAAACTAGTAACAACATCAAACTTCAATTTGTACTCTCCAAAATTTCCTAGTAGTATTGATACCAGCATTGTCTATTTTACGATGTAGTACATATCTGTTGTCCCAGATTACTATTTGGTCTGGACGCCATCTGTGTTGATATATCCATGCAGGATTGTTTAGCTGTTGCTTCAACATGTTAACAATAGCATCGCTTTCGGCCTCTGACAAGTTCAACAGCCGAGGATGATCTTTTGGACTAAAATTCAACCAATCATTGTTTTTTACAATTTTATCAACAAACGGCGTTGGAATATGAGTTTTTAATTTAAAAATTGCAGCCACAACATCTTTAATGTTGCCGGACTTTAGTGCATGCTGCATTGCTAATGACAAGTAATAATGATGATTCCTATAAAATGTACTAGTGTGTTCTATCTCCAACTGTGACAGCAGATTTTTGATCGGATCACTTAGCGAATCGTAAATTCCTTTGAGATTGCAAAAACTTGTATCCCCTAATAGCTCATTACCATCAGACTTGCTAAACTTTACAGTAGCGATTCCAATCATTCGTTTGTCAGTGTAGCTTGCGCCATCTTGATGCCAGTCGTTTAGATCTATAGACTTTGGTAGCCCCGGGGCGGTTACAGAAGTAAGATCGTCTACCCCAATGTCGGATCCAGTGTAGTAATCAAGTTCTGTAGTTGGTGTTATTTTGTAATAGGACACCTGAGGAAACAACTTTCCAATTTTTTGAGCATAGTCAACCAGACATTGTTGAGTATTAATGCTAGCGTTTTGAACTACTAATACCTTGTGTTTTTTCAAAAGGTCAATGACCTGTGATGGTTCTAGACTTTGTGCATCAAGTTGAGCCCCAAAACTCCAGTTTAATGTTTGCATCACAATATTTAACACAGCCAATGTTGCTTTAAACAAAAGTATTAATTTTTAGAGTTGACTGAATATTCGTCGTTTGCTATAATACACACATGTTAACGCAAAAGGAGTCAACAATGAGCAAGATGAGTGAACTGGCACTGGACATTGAGTACCTTCTCAAAGAAGGCCGGAGTTTTGCGCAAATTGCACGTGAGCTAGAAATCCCAGTGCAATTTGTAGTTGAGGCCGCAGACGTCATCGAACGCGACAACGATCAAGACTGTAGCCCTTTTGCAACAATCAACAGTTGACTGATAATTCACAATCCTATACAATATAGGCTTAGTTAAACAATTTCCCCACCACCGAAAGGCACTGCAATGAGCGATACCCGCACCGTAACTTCCGTCCAAGCCCGCAAGTCTATTCTGACTGCGTTCAAAGTCAAACGTCCCATCTTCCTGTGGGGTCCTCCTGGTATCGGCAAGTCCGAACTGGTTGAAGGTATTACCAAGGATCTTGGCGGCGTCATGTATGACCTGCGTCTGGGTCAAATGGAACCCACTGACATTCGTGGCATTCCGTTTTATAACAAAGAAAATGGCAAGATGGACTGGGCTGCTCCTATTGACTTGCCCGATGCTGAAACTGCTGCTCAGTATCCTGTTGTCGTCCTGTTCTTGGACGAAATGAACTCGGCCCCTGCCTCAGTGCAATCGGCTGCCTACCAGCTGATCCTGAACCGCCGAATTGGCAAGTACGTACTGCCCGACAACGTGGTTATCGTTGCAGCCGGTAACCGTGAAAGCGACAAAGGCGTTACTTTCCGCATGCCAACTCCACTGGCAAACCGTTTCTTGCACCAAGAAATGAAGGTTGACTTCCCGTCTTGGCAGGAATGGGCTGTGCAAAACAACATCCACAAGGACGTGGTTGGTTACTTGAGTTTTGCCAAGCAAGATCTGTATGACTTTGATGCCAAGAGCTCAAGCCGTGCGTTTGCTACTCCACGTAGCTGGACTTTCGTGAGCCAGTTGCTGAACGACGAAGCACTGGATGACGACACTGCTACCAACCTTGTGGCTGGTACTGTGGGCGAAGGCCTTGCTGTTAAGTTCATGGCACACCGCAAGATTGCAGGTCGCATGCCTAGCCCAACTGACATTCTCAAAGGCAAGGTCAAGGACTTGAACGTCAAGGAAGTGTCGGCTATGTACTCGCTGGTTATTTCCATGTGCTACGAACTCAAGGCTGCTGTGGAAGCCAAGATGGACATGAAAGAGTTCCATGAAATGGCAGACAACTTCTTTGCCTACATGATGAAGAACTTTGAAACTGAGTTGGTTGTTATGGGAGCAAGGATTGCACTTACGACCTATAATTTGCCATTCCAACCTACCAAGCTCAAGAACTTCGACGAGTTCCACCAGCGTTTTGGTAAGTACATTTTGCAGGCTAGCGCCTAATTGATGGTGGTGGGGGGCAGTGGCAACACTGCCCCTTTTTGTTTATGCACTATAAAATCACAAAAATGGATGGTAGGTACAGCCACTATGGCTACACTTATCTGCTTGAATTTTCAAAGCATGTTTATACTGGCACTGGCGTGTTAGACTTTGATCGTAGCCGACGTTGGTTTAACGAACACTTTGGGTGGAGTCAAGATGTTGAGACTCGTGCCAAAATGAAGGAAAATCTGTACTACCACAAAGGTGCTTATACCCCCGAAGACATCAATCCTGTGTGGGCTTATGCAGTTAAGTACGGCGATTATCGAATCTATGTAGATAACGAAAAGACCTTGAGTTGGTTTGTAATGGCACATCCATGCGCGGAATGACACACAGATTTGACTTTCGAGCCCAGGACATTGATCCGTTGCCTCGAATAAAGTGGTGCCGGGAAAATCTTGGACCGCGTGGTCAACGCTGGGACTTTGATGGTGGGCGTGGTATAACTATATACATCCGGGATCAAGCAGACGTTGATCTCTACGAAAAAACCTGGAGATTTTGGAATGTCCTCAAAGGTGATTGTAAAGAAGAATCTCGTAATATTTAGAAAGCGTTCTGATTGGGAAGAAATCTGGCAACGCATAAAGCAAGAGTACGGTGCCAAAATTACCATCAGTTATGTGTGCCGTCGAGAGCTTGGATTTACAGTTAGAACCCATACCGAATGGATTCAGTTCGATATTAGTGGTGGCCGCCCTCGCTACTATGCAGAGGAGCAAATTCACCTGGACTTCTACAACGAAAGTACACAGAGTTGGTTCTTGCTACGCTACTTAAACAATTCTGCAGGCGCAGATGCATAAAACGTCAAAAGAATCGCTGTAAAACGTCCGAACTACCAAAAATGTATACTTTTTTAGTACTAGGTTTTTGGTTGACCCAAAATTCGCCTTTTGCTATAATATAAGCATAGTAAGAAGGAGTTAGTAATGGACAACCCCTACACCAACAACCCAACTGAGCGCGGTCCGGAAGTTTATGTCAAGCCTGTTCTGGCTAAAGATTTTCAAGATGAGGCTTGGCAGCGCTTCAAGCAGATCATGGAAGCGGATACCGAAATCATTGAAGCAATCAAACGTTTGAAGGATAAGTGAAATGATTGAAAACGGAATGCCCATTTACATCATTCAGATCAACATGGCAGAACCCAATCAAAATCCCGAGTGGGACAACATGGGCGTCTATCAAGACTACAATCAAGCACTGAAGCACATTGAATGGTGCAAGGGCGAATACGGCACCGAGATCGAGTTCCGTGTTGATGTGCAATCGTTTTACGCAAAGGCTTAATATGAACGAACGAATTAAACAACTTGCTGAACAGGCAGGACTTAAAGTCGAATCGTGGATGACTAATCCGCCCAAGCCTTTTCAGATTCTTGGTAGCACTGAACAGTTTGAAAAGTTCGCCGAGTTGATTGTTCGGGAATGTGCTAACGCCGCAGACATGGCACAAGACGCTGGTTGCGAATATGCCGGTGACTATGTTGCTGAGTACATGGGCTATGGTCAAGAAGAAGGCGTAACAGAATGGAGAGCAAAATGAGCATCCAAACCGTAGCACAAAATCTGCGTAACACAATCGCCGGCAAGGAACAGCACCTGAAAACTTTGAATAGGACTCTGGCTACTGCGGATCTCAACGACACTGAACGCACTGTAATCAGAACCACTAGTATGTTTCTGGAAGTGAATCTAGATGAACTCCGGCGTATCCTTGCTGATGTGGAGGCATGTGAATCTCCAGCAAATCCTACTTGCACAGTGCAAGACTGGATTACTAACCCGGATCGTATGGGTGGGCAGTTTACACAAGAAGAAATTGATAACGCAAATCGCTGGATTTGACCTAAAATTCGCCTTCTGCTATAATATACACATAACACAACCAAGGACACACAATGGCTTTGCCCAAAGAAGTTACACTTACTAAAGACGGCGGCAACTTTTATCGAGCGATGGCTTTTCACTATCTTGTGGTCGCAGTAGCCATTGTCCCGGTCTTGGCCCTGCTACTGCTGGCTATCATCAATCCTTTTTGGTTCCGCGACAGTGCCTTTAACTGGGCTGAACGCCGAGTAAACCAACTGTCACGCTGGCGAAATCTTGTGAAGTATCGCATCTACTTGGGCACTGATCCTGAACTGTGGCATGCACTCAAAGACCGCAATTGACCAATAAATCGCCTTCTGCTATAATATACACATAACGCAACAAAGGACACCAATGACTGCCACTACTGCTAACAAAGACGACAAGCAAAAATTCGCTAACTTGCTGGGTCCAACTGACCCTAAAATTGACCGCGAAGTTCGCGAAAAACTGATTACTGCCCGCGTGGGTTTGTTGCTTCGTGCCAGTTTCTTTGGCAACTTGGCTACCCGTCTCAAACTGACCAACGCCGACGAATGGTGTTCTACTGCGGCCACTGATGGTCGTAACTTCTATTACAACAGCCGATTCATTCAAATGCTTCGTCCCAAAGAGATCGAATTCTTGTTTGGTCACGAGGTTCTGCACTGCGTTTATGATCACTTTGGTCGCCGCGGCGATCGCGATCCGCAACTGTTCAACATTGCCAACGACTTTGCTGTCAACGCAGACTTGATCAAGCACCGTGTGGGCGAAAAGATTACCACAGTGCCTTGCCTGCACGATACCAAGTACGATGGTATGAGTTCCGAAGAAATCTACGATCAACTGTACGAAAACGCCAGCAAGATCAATCTCAGCGACCTGCTGGACAAGATGATCGACGAGCACTTGGACGGCGAAGGTGATAGCGAGGGCGAAGGTGATAGCGAGGGCGAAGGCAAAGGTCGCCCCAAGCTCAGCGAAGAAGAAAAGCGCCAGATCCGCGACGAGATCAAGGAAGCCATGCTGGCAGCGGCTCAAACTGTCGACGGTGCAGGCAACATTCCTGCTGGCGTTATGCGCATGATCAAGGAGCTTACTGAGCCCCAAATGAACTGGCGTGAACTGCTACGCATGAACTTGGAGTCTACTATCAAGTCGGACTTTACTTGGATGCGAGCAAGCCGACGCGGCTGGCACATGGATGCTGTCATGCCTGGCATGAAGAACGACGAAATGATTGACATTGCTATTGCAATTGATACTTCGGGCTCAATTGGCGAAAAGATGCTCAAAGATTTCCTCAGCGAAATCCAAGGTATCATGGACTCGTTCCCTGCATACAAGATCCATATTGTTAGCTTTGATACTGACACTTACAATCCTGCTCAGTACGATAGCGATAACTTGGATTCTATTGTTGACTACGAACCTGCTGGCGGCGGAGGTACCGACTTTGACGCCATCTATCGCTATCTCAAGGACGAGGAAATCCAACCTCGACGCTTGGTAGTGTTTACAGACGGCTACCCATTTGGTAGCTGGGGCGATGAAGAATACTGTGACGTGACTTGGATCTTGCACGGTACTACTACCATTGTTCCACCTTGGGGTGCTTATGCCTACTACGAGGAAAAGAAGTAATATGAATCCGCATATTGCCAAACTTGCCGAACAGGCAGCACAAGAATCGTTTGATCCCGAAAACGATACCGCACTGGAGGTATCAGACGATGAAGTGTCCTACCAAATTCCAGAAGGATTTATCCAGCGTTTTGCTGAGTTGATTGTACAGGACTGTGTGAATATTGCTAACACCGCAGAACCGTATCAGTCAGCTGATCTTATACAAAAGCATTTTGGAGTTGAATCATGATTAAGATGTTTACAATGTGGCTTATGTTGAGTGCCGCAATCGGGCTTGGTATCATAGCATTTCGGCAAATGTCGGGCAAGGAGCAATGGCAATTGACAAAATTAGTTGCCTATGCTACAATGTGCTCACTAATTGCTGTAGTGTTATTGGGCATTATGGTTATTTTGTTTTAAAGGATGTATATGATCAATGACGTTTGGCTTAGGCCGCTGTATTTTGTTCTTGGTTTTGCATTTTGTTTCTTTCTTTTTTCTACAGGAGTTCTTTAATGAAAAGCGTTTTTAAAATTGGTTTTATCGCGGCCGCGGTTGCTCTCGCTACCGGTTGTACTCGTATCGAAACTGGTGAGGTTGGTGTCCGTGTTGGCTTTGACAAGCAAGTTAAGTCTGGCGAACTGCTACCCGGCTCGTTCAACCAAGTGCTAATTGGTGATGTGTTGACATTTCCTGTTAAGGACGTTAATGTGGTCCTAGAGAATATGACTCCCGTGGCCAAAGACAACAGCACCATGAAAGAAATGGATGCTGTGGTTGTTTATAACATCAACCCACAGAGTGTTGCAGAGTTGTATTCAACCAAGAACAAGGCATTCCACGCTGATGCCAAAGGCGACACTTATGTGATGTATAACTACATCGTCCAAAATGCTCGTAACGCCATTTACAAGGCTGCACGTAAGTACGAAGCATTGGATATGGCAGACAATCGCAGTGACATGGAAAACTTCATCAAGGAAGAAATCGTTCGTAACCTTGCTGAAGAAAAACTGGACGGTAGTATCACTATCAGTCAAGTACTAATCCGTAACGTAGTGCCTGCTGATTCGGTTGTGGAAAGTGCCAACGCACTGGTTCGTAGTAAAAACGAACTCAAACAAAAAGAAGTTGAAGTGAAGACTGCCGAAGCAGAATCACGCCGTATGGCTGCTCTTGCTAACAACAGCCAAAGTTCTATCCAGTTCATGCAGGCACAGGCTATGCTGAACATCTCCGAAGGTATCAAGAATGGTAAAGTGCAGACCATTGTTGTTCCTAGCAACTTCACTGCACTAATGACCAAGTAATATGAACTCGGACAAGGCTTTCTTTGGCACCATCCTGGCAATGATGGCCTTGTTGTTTGGTCATCCTGGTACTGCATTGTTAATCTTTATTTTAGGGTGTATATTGTAATGTTTAACTGGTTTAACAAAGAAAAATCGTACAGTGACGCCAGCTATGCCGCAGATCAACGATATTACAACAAACTGGAAAAGAAAATGACAGAAACAGACGAACCATATCGTGTTGGCGTTACACTAGATGGAAAAGTTACACTAACTCTTATTGCCGGTGTAGGAAACAGCATGACTTTAACTATGAGCCCGGAAGCATGTGAAGCGATGATCCGTGTTCTTCGTGCAACCTATACAACCGAAAAGGCGGCAGAAAATGTATAAAACTGCGTACAAAGAAGTTGAAATTGAAATTGATCTCAGTGACTTCGACGACGATGATTTGATTGAAGAAATCGAAAGTCGCGGCATTGATCTCAATTCTAAGTACATTAGTGGTGACGAAATGCGAGAACTGCTGACCAAAGTTTGGCAGTATCGTAGGGAAGGTCGGGACTATCAACGAGAACTAGATGATCTAATTTGGTACGGCATTGGAAGAGTGGTATGATTAACTTAATTTTATATTGTGCATTAGGTATTGCACTAGCAGCCAGCGGCATCAGTATCGTGGATAAACCATGGCAGTTTATTGTGATCATAATCATAGTCGTTGCCATTGATTACTACGGAAGACTAGGATGAGCGAAATAACCAAAGTTGACTGGTTTGTTTTGGGACTATTAGTTGGATACTTTTGGTATCCAATTTGGACTATAGCAAAGAAGATTGTACACGAAGCAAAGGTAGCAAAAAATGAGTGGCGAAAACCAAGAGACTGAGACTCGGACACGCTTTGATCTTGAGCAAGAGATTCTGGAGTGCTGGAAAGTTACTACAGACATCAAAATGTTTGCCGAGCAAGGCGGAGATTTAAAAGTACTGTCTGCATACTACGAACAAAAATTCGAACGTTTGTGGAACACGTTTGAATCACTTGTGCACGAATCCAAACTGTAATGGGCAATCAAACTGATTATTTCAATCGTATTGGCTACAAGCCTACGTACCATATTGGCGATCGTGTAATCGGTAAATGGAACAAGATCCCGTTTGTAGGCACTGTTGGCAACGATCGGTTAATCAATCATAATGACGGACCTGAAATAACTGTACACTTAGATCTTCCAATCAAGTATCGAGATCGGGTATATACGTTCTTAATAGTCAAGCATAAAGACGTTAAACCCTACAAATAAATTTGTTGGCCATGTGCATTGTTAGTAAATATCTGCATGGAAAACAAACAATTAACCATTGCTGATCTAGCATCGATTCAATCGTTACTAGACACTGCTTGTGCTCGTGGCACATTCAAAGGGCACGAGATGCGAGCAGTTGGTGAGATTTACGATAAGCTGACTGCGTTTTTAACCGCAGCAAAAGCAACTGCTCAAGCTTCAGAGCAACAACCCCCACAAGGAGATTAACATGTTAAAACACATCGGAAGACACGGCGATCGCAAGGTAGCCATTTTGTTTAGAGAAGTACCTGGCGAAGATCACATGTGCCTTGTGATTTATCCCGAAGTGCTGCCCAGCCACATTCATGATTCAATTATGAAAACACTGGAAAGCCCAGTTGGTCAACAGGCCACAAACTTAGCCGATGCACTACATCGCAACCTGCTGCCAGATGGTCGTGTGCAACTAGAAGCTTTGCATCGCGAAGGCATGATCAAGAAGATTCCTACCAATCAAGTTATTGTAACTCCTAATGCCACTAGCAGTGTCAAACTGGACGAACTCAACAAGATTGTGCGTGAGATGGAAACAGGCGAAAACGCTGTGAAACGTTTGCAAGAAATTGACGCTGCCACTGGCATCGTTGATCCGCTGACCAAACGCAAAGCCGAAGCTGAGTTTAAACGTAGCCAACAGAACCCCCAACCAGCAGTTGAGCCTATGCAAGCCACTATGGATGGTGCGTTAGATGACAAGACCTTGGCCAACAACATGCTAGCACAAGCCAAGCGCATGGAGGTCGAGGCCAAGAGCATGATCGCCGAAGCGGCCAGAATGAAGAAAGAAGCTCAACGTATGCATCCAAGTGTGATTGCTGCTGAGCCAGTGGCTGCAGCACCCGTTGCTGAAACAGCACCATCAAAACGTCGCGGACGTCCTTCTAACGCAAACAAGGCGATGGCAGGTGATGCAGTTCAGCGATGAGTTCTTGGACAAGTGGGAACACATCATTGAAGAAGTGACCAAGACCGAAGTTCCACTTGAATGCATTAAAAAAGTAGTGATTAGACTACATGGCAAGAAACAACGCACTGTTAATCTTGCTACACTACGAAAACAAGGATTGGACATCGATGAAATCGAAGTAGTCCTTTCCCGAACACTAACCGAGATCGGCGATCAGGTTCGTGATATCGACTTTGTAGTTGACGCTGCATTAGTAGCTGAGATTGCACAGCCCGCAACCGACAAACTGCTCAACGGCCTATAAGCTGTTGAGCTTTTTACTCCTTAACTATTATGAATGTATCCCTGGTATCCTACAGTCAACCCACTGAACAATTTGCCCAACAAGGCATCAATGATGCTCAAGAACTTATTGCGTATTGCGCCCGTGTGTCCAATCCTGCCAATCAGTTTAACACTGAGACAAGCGAAAAGCTCATCCGATACCTTATCAAGCACCAACACTGGAGCCCACTCGAAATGGTCTCGGCCTGTATTGAAATCACTACAACCCGAGACATTGCACGACAGATTCTACGTCACCGAAGTTTCAGCTTTCAAGAGTTCTCCCAGCGATATGCTGATCCTACAGCTGAACTCGACGAAGCGTTTGTGCTACGTGAGGCACGATTGCAAGACACCAAAAATCGACAAAACAGTATAGAAACTGATGATACCATGCTAGCCATTGAGTGGGAACGTGCTCAAAAACGAGTGTTGCATGTGGTCAAGCAAGAATACAAGTGGGCTATTGATGCAGGTATTGCCAAAGAACAGGCTCGTGCAGTGCTGCCCGAAGGTCTTACCATCAGCAGATTGTATATGAACGGCACTCTGCGTAGCTGGATCCATTTTATTCAACTACGTGCCGGCAACGGAACACAAAAAGAGCATCAACACATTGCCCTAGCCTGTGCTCAAGCAATCGCAGCAATCTTCCCAATGGCAACCGATCTAGTTGTAAACAGCTAATGCCAATGCTATAATAGCACATGGCTATTACCACAGCATTTGACAAAACACAGTTTCGACCTAGAGAAACTAAAGTAATCGATGGACAAGCAATTACATATAGTGATGTGCTTGTCCATTCTTTTGTGCTGTCCGATGTCGATGACCCTGAAATATATGCCGCCGGGCCAATCTGGGATTGGCAACATAGCGAGCAAGGACAATGGGTATTAGAGCATGCAGTCAATGAGCCTTGGTATACAATAGATGTAGACTTTGCATCATACGGATACCGATGCAGAATTGTTGCTAGGCTAGCAGAACAAGATCAAACATTTTTTAAATTAAAGTGGAAATAAAATGAAATTTTTAGTAACAGGCGGACACGGTCTTATTGGGCACAATGTGGTTCAACGACTACAAGCAAGGGAAGAAGATGTAGTTGTTGTTGACAATCATACTAACTACGGCATTATTCCGCAAGCAGAAATTGATTACTTAATCGGCGAGCGTCTCAAGAAACTCAAAGATCATACACAATATAGTTACGATATTGCCAATACAGATGTAGTTGAAGCAGTGTTTGCTAACGAAAAACCCAATGTAGTAATTCATTGTGCAAGTTTTCCTAGACAAAAAGTAGTCAATGCAAATCCCGTACACGGCGCCGATGTAATGATGCGTGGATTAATCAACTTGCTCGAGGGTGCCAAATCTCACGGTGTTGAGCGTTTTGTTTACATTAGTTCTAGCATGGTCTACGGCGACTTTGAAGATCAAGTATTAGAAGGTGATGCTTGTAATCCGCAAGGACAATACGGCATCATGAAACTAGCAGGAGAATGGCTTGTCAAAGATTATGCGCGAAGAACTGGTATGGAATATGTCATTATCCGTCCGTCGGCGGTCTATGGGCCTTTGGATGTGGAAGATCGAGTTGTTGCGAAATTTATGCTCACGGCCATGCGTGGCGGAACACTCAAGGTTAACGGCGCAGGAGAAACACTCGATTTCACGTATGTTGACGATGCAGCAGCAGGTATTGTGGCAGCAGCGACTCGCATCATGGCAAAGAACAACACTTACAATATTACTAAATCTCATTCAGTCACCCTCTATGAAGCCGCCCAGATGGTGGTTGACATTGTGGGCAAAGGCAGCATCGAAGTGAGAGACAAAGACGCAGACTTTCCGTCACGCGGCGCATTAAATATTGATCGTGCTCGTACCATTCTTGGTTACGATCCTAAAGTAGATGTAGAAGAGGGGTTCCGTGCCTACTACACTTGGCTTACAAATTCCGTTTACTGGTCTCCGAAAACAGTATAACAACCTTCGCGAAGAAGTCCTGGCTGCAACTGATGAAGTGCTGCGGTCAGGAAATCTTATGAACGGCAATTATACTGCTGAGTTTGAGCATTGGCTAGCAAAAAAGAATCGTACACAGTATGCAGTAACTTGCCACTCAGGTACACATGCACTAGAAATACTCGCTGAGTATTATATTACTCAAACAACTGTACATCCAAAGATCCTTGTACCTACACTAACTTATGTTGCATCGGCTAATGCATTCTTACGTGCAGGATGGGATGTTGAACTTGTAGACACAGATGCCTACGGGCTTATGGATCTAAAAAAGATTCCCGATCACTCATATGAAGCGGTGCTGCTAATTGGATTATACGGTCATTCCATTTTGCACTACTACGATGTTAGGCAGTGGACCAGTTGGATTACTGGAAACACCATTGTATTAGAAGATGCTGCACAACACTGGTTAAGCTCTGATTGTACACGCATAGGTCAAGGTGCTGCTATCAGTTTTGATCCGATGAAGAACTTGTCTAACTACGGCAACGGTGGTGCAGTTGTAACAAACAGTTTTGAGTTGGCAGAGTTTGCAAGGGGCTGGCGAGATGCTGGCAAACCCAACTACGATTATGCAGGTACTAACAGTCGCATGAGCGAAGTTGACTGTGCCACTATGCTAGTTAAAACCAAGCACTTGGATCGCTGGCAGGCACGTAGGGCTAGTATTGCAGACTATTGGCGCAGTAGATTTAAAGATTCTAACATACGATGTTTAATTACAGAGAATAATAGTCATAATCACGCACATCACAAGTTTGTTATCGATATCAATAACAGAGATGCGGTTAAGCAACGTTTAGCCGACTACAAAATAGAAACCAAGATTCACTACGAGCGCCCACTGCACGAAGTTGAAATGTTCGCCGCACACTGTTACGGTCCGGACATGTTGTCTGCTGCATCTTCTTTATCAAGACGTGCACTAAGTCTACCATTTTACTCTGAGCTAACAGACTTAGAAGTTGAATACATTAGCGATCGGGTACTAAGTTGCGTTGCATAAACGCATAACTTGCTAACCACGCCCAATCATAACTCTTGCGCAGTTCTGTAAAGTCACCATTGACTGCTTTGTAATATTCAACAGCATCCTCTGCGCCATACACACTCCACTGTTCGTTATCAACTAATCCATTGGTTTCAGGATCAAGCCATTGTCGAAGTCTGTACTGGCTTTCTACATCGGGGCTACCGCATAGTTTAACGACTTCACGGAAAGCAGTGCGCCAGGCCATCCAAGGAGTATAACTGTAGTAAGCAGTACCAGACATAATAGGTACAACTTCGTGTGCGCTGTCTAGCGTAAAGTCTAATCCCACACCCGGATTGCCTAATGTCAATTGCCGATTGTACGCAATCATTGCCTGATGACCATACTCGAGACCGTTTACAGGATTACGTGCATGGAAGATATAATGCTTAGGCTGCTGCATACGATCCGGTTGCCACGCCCAATTAAACTCAGGGTTGATTGCTAGTTTAGCAAACACAGCAAAGAACCAAGGTGTAGTACTGGCTTGTGCTGCTGCATGATAAGCAGCAACACGGCCATTAATACCGTCAACTCTGTGCAGTTTGTTCGGTTGATGGCCTACTACATTGCTGAGCATTTTCCAATTTGTTTCTGCATTGGGTTCACCGTTGCTAATAAACACAACATCCAGAGGTTGGTCACTTAGACGTCTAGTGTATGTTTTGTCTATGTAAGGATAATCATACAACTGTTTTTTGATGCTGCCTTTGGCAATATTAGGAACAATAACTGCATTTGCGCCTTTGCTCAGAGGCACAATAGTCTTTGTTTCTTGGCGCCATAACGGAACAGTAGGCACGGTAACGGGCACGCCATTGGTAGTGAACAATGCCAAAGGCCCTGACCAATCTGTGGTCTTAACTATATCAACATGTGAATCGCTAGTGTGCTCAACAACCGGCATTGATCTGCGTGGCACAGATACATCCACAAAGTTCACGTCGTACCATTCTAGTAGTGCTTTCTTTTCAGCTCTAGCAGCAAAGGTAGGCACATGCATGTAGAACGTGTCTCCAAACTTTTGTTCGTTAGAACGGAAAACATGCAGCATGGTGGCTTGCCACTGCTCAGGATGCCAGGAAAAGTCAAAGCCAGAGTAGTCACAGATTGAGCTGCACACCCACACCCATTCATGTTCAGTACCGATGCTCTTGGCCAAGCGTATGAGTGTATCTCTATAGTTGTCAAAGTAACGCACACGTCGAACAGTGTTGGGTATTTGTCCTGCTAAACCATCCATGTGATCTATTTCGTAGATTGCTGCTGCGCCTGCTGTGGTCTCGATGCGAATCTGATCCACATACTTGACTTCTGTTGCACCAGGAACTGTGTATTGCGGCCCACCTGTACGCTGATGTTGCGTAGCAAACTGATACACATAAGGTGGTTCTGTTGCGTCAGGATGCCAGGTCCAATCAAATGTGCTAGTATCCACCCCGTCTGGCACAGTCCAGTTGTTGTCTCGGGAGGTCTTTACTGCACGTGGCAGCGACACATACTTGACTTCTGTTGCCCCGGGCACTGTGTAAACTGGCCCGCCTGTGCGTTGCCATTGGGTGCCGAACTGATAGATCAGTGGAGGATCTCCTGGATCAGGGCACCAAGTAAAATCAAAAGACTCCAGACCCTCGGGCACAGTCCAGCAATCAGCTACATCAATCAATCTAGCACGTGGCCAGCTCACATACTTGCGTTCCGTTGCGCCAGGCGCATGATATTCAACTGTAGGCATGATTTCAGCAGGCCACCACTGGTTGCCAAACACATAGATGTAAGGAGGATCTCCTGGGTCAGGTTGCCACGAATAGTCCCAGTCACAATCCACTAGAGTATGCCAGCGATTGCAGTGTCGTTCGGGCAGTCTAGCGTGTGGATGAGTAACATACTTGACTTCTGTTGCACCGGGTACTGAGTATTGTACAGTAGGAAATACTTCAGCAGGCCACCACTGATTGCCAAACACATAAGTGTATGGTGGGTCTTGCGGATGCGGGCGCCATGAATAGTCAAACTCACAATCAGTAAACTGTTTCCACCAAGGCAAATCTGGTTTGGCTCGTAGCTGTGCTTTGGGTACTAAGTGATGTTTGATACTAGTGTACCCTGGTTCTGTATACACAGGGCCGCCTTCGTCCCACCATTGCGTGGCAAATTCATGCAGGTACGGAGGATCTGCTGGATCAGGGTGCCAACTGGTATCCCAGTCAACTATGTCTGGACCAACAGCCCAGTTCAACGGATTAGGCTTTCGTGTTATAATCGGACTTACATGATAGTTGGTTTCACTGTAGCCTGCTTTGGGAACAAGATACACTCCAGAATCTTTTTGGTGTTGACTGGGCCATGCATGTCGTTGTGTCGACTCCCAAGGCTTGGGTACATAAAGCCAATCCCAGTGATCTAGATCAGCTAAGTATGTGATCCACCAAAAATACTCTGTACGACTCAACCGCTGTGCATGTTCCAAACTGTCAGCTGGCTGCTCATGCGCTACAGCATTGGGCTTGGTTCCGAAATAAAATACATCAAACATGCTTAGAATAGACGAGATTTACAATAATACATTTTGGCCTTGGTTGCGCCAACATAGACCAGGTGTTAGATTGTTGACCTGTGACCCATTTGGCCGAAGCGACCCCGACAGTGTGATTGGCTATGGTCATGAAGACGTACACGAATACAATTATATATTCTTTTTTGATCAAGAGCCAATACATTTGAACATACACACCGCAACATTTGATCGTGTTAGAGCAAACAACGGGGACTTACCTCCCGGAGGCTTTATTTGTACTAGCGAGAAAGATAGTGAAAATGTAGATGTAGTATGCGATAAATTTGGTTGGAAACCCTTGTACTACTTCTTTCACGGGTGGGCTGCACTAGACTGGTACAGAGGCTATGACAAAACGTTTTTGATCAGGCCGTTTGAACAACGAGCAATCACTCGTACATTCTTAGCGCCTAATCGGATTGTAGCCGGAGAACGACAGCATCGATTAGAAATGCTGTATCATATATTCCGAAACAACCTGCAGCACAATCACATCAGTTGCCCTGCTGTGTGCCCTGCTGAAAATATTAGCATACTGGATGCTGTTAAACCACTCAAAGACAAGTATCCTGACATTGAATCGGTGTTTGCTGCTCAATCCTTGCCCATTAACTTTGCAGGAGAAACTGATCATCCTATGCACTCGTGTTGGCTTAGTTTGTTTGATCAAGCAGGTGAAAGTATGTTATATCTAGTAACAGAAACAGTTGCTACTGGTCGCAGACACCACATCACTGAAAAAACATTCAAGCCTATTGCCCTGGGTATGCCGTTTGTTATTGTGGGCACCCGTGGCAGTTTGGAGTATCTGCGTAGCTATGGCTTCAGAACCTTTGATGGTATATGGGACGAAAGCTACGACTTAGAAGAAGATAGCGTCCGAATTGAACGCATCGCTAGTCTGCTGCGTAGTCTCGACGAGCTGCCAGCAGCAGCTAAACAAGACTTGTTCAATCAGTGCCAAGAAGTAGTTGAACACAATTGGAACCACTTCTACAACGGTGGCTTCGAAGCGGTGTTGTGGAAAGAACTTAACGAGATGTTAAATGGAATTGAATCTAGTAGCTGACAACGTTGTTAAAGGACGTATCTACCCTGCATTTGCTACGCATCAAGCAAGGCCTTATACACAAGCCTGGCGTGAATTTGGTCTACATTTTCCGTACACTATTCCTCTACGACTGCAAGAATACTGTGACCACCACGGAGTTAACATCTGCATTCATCATATGCACAGTAATCTACCTCCGAACACTTTTTATCCTGTGGGCTTAGGATTCTTTGACTTTGGCATTGATTATTTTACATTGTTACCTACAGAAGTATTTGCCAGTGTGTTTAAAGGCAAGATAAAAGTATTGTTCTACTATCACGAAGGAGACAACCCTGATAGGATCAAGCAACGACTAGACCAACTGGCACAGCATGCTCGACTGCCTGTTAACTGCTATGTGTTCGTGAGCGCTAACTCTGCTGCTAAAGACATTCCCGGCTTTGTATACTTCAATGACTTTGAGTTATGGTACTGGCAACGTAATCAGGAAGTAGAACCATTATCTGTGCATTCTGATTCCCGGGAGTGCGAGTTTACTGTGTTAAATCGTTTGCACAAAAGTTGGCGAGCCACTGCGATGGCAGACTTGCATCGTCAAGGCTTACTAAACAACAGTTATTGGAGCTACTGTGAAACAGGTGAGCTGGACAACAACAATCCTATCGAAATTAACAGCTTTGCACAACTAGAGTATGATACTCTGAATTTCCTTGCAGGAGCACCATACTTTAGCGATGAACTAGATCAAGCCGAACGCAACAATCACGCTATTACTCAAGCCAAGTATCATTCAAACAGCTATTGCAGCATAGTAATGGAAACACATTTTGACGCAGATCAGTCCGGCGGCACATTCTTAACTGAAAAAACATTTAAGCCCATCAAGCATGGACAGATGTTTTTTATTGCAGGACCTGCAGGCAGCTTGCAAGCATTGCGTGACCTAGGCTATCGTACATTTGATTCAGTATTAGACAACACCTACGACCGAATTCAAAACAATACTCAACGTTGGGCTAAATTGTGTGATTCTATAAAGCAGTCCCGGCACAGATTGTCAGATAGATTTGCTGCAGTCAAGGCAGATATCGAGCACAACCAACGGTTATTTTCAGAGCTCAAGACTCAACGTTTAAATAACTTAATCAAGGACATACATGAACAAAGTTAATTCGTACACTAGTTGGCAACCGTTAGAAGAAGTTATAGTGGGGCGTGCCTACAGTCCGGACTACTTTGATTTTATTGATAATCCCCAAGTGCGCAATCAGCTACAACAGATTCTAGCCGAAACTGAGGAAGATCTTGACAATCTAAGCAAGACTATCCAACGCTATGGTGCCACTGTTCGTAGACCCAATCTGCCCAGCAAAGACAGCTTTGTGTGGCATCAAACCGAGGGCGGTGGTGCTCCATTGCCGCCGCTCACACCGCGTGATTGGCAAATCACCTTAGGCGACAAACTGCTGCGAGTGCTTAACATGGAAGAACTAGACGAGATCTGCGCTGAGTACGGAGATCAAGTGGTCAACCCGCATGCTAGCCGCTGGGACGAAAACTGCATTCTTAACGGTGCATCAGCTTCGTGCATAGTGCGTGTGGGTCGTGATGTATTCTTTGACAATTCAGACTTCTTACGGCCCGAACAAACTCGTTGGATTGTGGACAATGTACTGGGTCCTGAATATCGCATACACGAAGCAGTCACAGATGGGCACGGCGATGCTGTGTTTGCTATTCTCAAGCCGGGTGTACTATTAAGTTCTAAGCATGATGTTAACCTAGACTTAGCACGTGATTTTCCTGGTTGGGATGTGTGCAAGATCTGGGATAGCTCAATTTGGGCAGCAATGGAAGTAGGCAAATTCAAGTATGAACAAAGCCCGGGTGCTTGGTATGTGCAAGGACAAACTCCTACTCCTGAGTTCACACAGTTTGTTGACACTTATCTAAGCAAGTGGACAGGATTTGTAGCCGAGACAGTTTTCGATGTTAACTGTCTTGTGCTAGACGAAGAGAATGTAATCTTCAGCGCCTACAACAAGCAGGTGTTTGATTACTGTAAGCAGCATCGGATTAATCCGATTATCAGTGAGTTGCGTCACAGCTACTTCTGGGACGGCGGTATATCGTGTTGTACGCAGGATATCCGTCGTCGTGGAGGTTTAGAAACTTATCTATAAAAAAGCCCCGCAAGGGGCTTTTTCTTTAGCTACACACCTTAACACCGTATTGCTGTTCAAATCGATCAGCGTCTGCTCTATCGTTGACCATGGGCTCGCCACGTATGTTTAAACTAGTGTTGAGCAACATAGGGCAGTCGGTCATTACATACCATTTTTCAAGCAGTTGTCTAATTCCTGATCCATCTTTCGGCACTGTCTGGACACGACTAGTACCGTCAGCGTGAACGATAGCAGGAAATAAGTCAGGAAGCCTGCAACGAGCGACGACTTGCATATACCTACTGTCGTTCCAGCCACGAGGCATATCAAAGTAAGTATCAGCCAGTTCCTCCAAAATAACGGGCGCAAAAGGTCTAAATTTTTGTCTACGTTTGATTTCATTTACTCGATCCTTGATTTCTGGTCCTCTTGGGTCTGCAAGAAGGCTTCTGTGTCCAAGGGCCCGTGGCCCCCACTCAGCTCTACCACTAGCAACGCCAACAATCCGATCAGTGACAAGCACATCAAGTATATTGTTAACTGGATAAGGACCAGGAATATTATGACCGAGGTAAGCACTGGTCCAGTTGAGGCGCTGCCCATAAGCCAAAGCAGCGGCTCCGAGACTACTGCCAGCATCACTAGGACAAGGCATAATCCAAATATTTTCAAAGCATTCTCCCAATCTACGATTTGCGCTGCAATTCAATGCTACACCGCCCATGTAGACTAAATTATCGCTCCAACCAAATGCACGAGCACGGCGCATTACATTCATTATTAAATCTTCTGCAAGATCTTGTGCACCAGCAGCAATATCCATGTCGCCAACATAGCTCAAGTACTTTTGGCTTAGGCCCATGTGCAGATTTTCTTTGAATGTAATCTCCCACGGATCAGCTACCAAGTCCTGCCGCATGAGATCGCCAAACCCACGTTCACCGTAGGCCGCCATGCCCATCAAAATATATTCTTCGTCTAGTACGCGGAGGCCAACGCGGCTAGTCGCTGCTGAATAAAAGAGTCCGATACTATGTGGGTAGCCGCGACTCCACAATTTTTTATAATGCGCTTGATCATGTTGATCATATTCTGCTCCCCAGATTGTAATTGTGTCCCATTCACCTATTGCATCAATAACCACAACTGTAGCGCGATTGTAAGGACTGGTTTGAAATCCCGCTGCTGCATGACACAAGTGATGGTTGTGTGTACTGATAGGTACGCCTCGATATCTGTTGCCAGTTTCGCTGCGTATGATTTGTTTGGCGGTTAACTGATCCCAGTCAACACCTTGCCCGGCCCAGAGTTGTCGTGCTTGGCGTGCCCAGGGACGCTCGTAATACGCAATATGTCCGATGCTGTATTCGTCTACGTCATCTAGCAATGCATCGCAGAGATTTTTATCGTGCTTGTTTTTACTGTAGCGTTCACTGTGGCTGGCAAATTTTATATCTCCAGAATCACTTACCACAGCAACTGCAGCATCATGAAACCCTGAGCTGATTCCTAAATAGTTCATTTATAGATAAAAGGATCTCTTTTGCGTAGTTCTTTTAACTTTTTACGATATCGAATTTCCAAGGTGATCCGTGCCCATAAAGTTTTGATCCAGTTCATATTATATCCTTCTGAATTTTGGAGTAGCGTCTGCACCGGCTTCGTATTCCAAGCCTGTTAATGCATCAGCTAGGTCTTGTAGTGATTTTTGATCCAGTCTGTGTCTAATCACTTCTGCTGTGCCACTGCTGTACACAAAATAAAACAAATCTTGTGGGTTTTGACTCAACTGAGTTTTAAATATTTCTTGGACTTGATCTAGTGTCATGTTAATATCCTTGTTTGTTGTTCTTGGTAGTTGTTGTCGCTCCAGCGGTATTCATATGTTGCTGCTGCTTGAGAAGTTTTAATTGAGTACACGTCAGTAAAATTACTTAGCTGTCCCCAAATGCTGTTATAATCAGTTGTGCCAAAGCTGCGAATCAGATCTACTTGTCCCACTTGTGGGTGACCAATAGTTAAACTTTTATCTTCGGGGTCAAACCCGTTATTGGTTAACCATTCTTTGAATTCTGCTAACTGTTTGATCTGCCAGTGGTAAGCCCCTGGATCCTTGGCCCATTCGATGTCAAAATCTCCTGCAGCCAACGTCTGGCCATGTAGTGTAGTAGTAGTAAGTTCGTTTATTCTACTGTCGCGCCCTTCGTCATTGAACACTTCCCAATGATGCTTGCCTACTGCTTTATTAACACCCAAATAAACACCGCCTAGTTTGCGATTGATTGTTTCAATACCAAATAATTCAAAGTCCTGCTCATCTAATTTAAAGCGTGGCGCTTGTAGCCAGCACATGAGCTGACTAGGGCGTTGCCATTCGGGAGCAGTGTGTAATTTACGAACGCTGAGAATAAGACTTTCGTATTCGTGACACAGCAAGTTTAATTGTCTAATATGCCAGCGAGTATTTGCATCTGCTTTTAGATAATAAGGGCTAATGTTTTGTGCTGTGCCTTGTAAATCTTCAAAGTAACGATGCAAGTGATTTGTACGGTCGTGATTTAAACGCCATTCGTCCTCGACTGTATTTTCAACAGTAAAATGATCATTGATTTGATACCCTACATCACTGGCGTTAATTGCAGCGATGCTAGCATTAATTTGTTTGCAAACAAAGTCTGGGGTTCTATCACCGGTTGCAAACCCTAAAAAACAATAATTCTTTTCTAAATGATAATTTTGTTCTATTAGATTGTTTAATGCTGCTAACCATTTTCTGCTAAGGCTGTTATCTTCTACATTAATAAACACTGGCAAAATGTTGCCATGTTTATTCCTCAAAGTCATTGTAATACAATCAAGCAATGCCACGCCACCATGCTCCTATTTCTGGTCTACTATTTAATATAGTTTCCATGCTAGTAATAGATTGTCGAATACTTTCTAACTTCAACGCACGTTGTTTGCCTTTAACAAGCCCAGCACGATATTCGTCAGGCCATTGTTCTTCAAATGTAGGACGATTCTTTAACTGAGTCAATATTCCACGCATTTCGCCGCTGGTACAGTCTACCAGCAGTTCGTCCACCCAGGGATCTAATAGATGTCTTGGTAGTGCTAGTGGGCTCATTACAATGTCGGGTGTAAAACTAAAGATTACTTTTGCCAACAATTCTACACCATACTGCTGTGCCAGTTGTTGTATATTGTTAACTTCAAACATGCCGGGTAAGGTCAGTGTAAAATCTAACCGCATTTGCCTACGATTCTTTTGGTGCTTTAGTCCTGCTTCAAAGTTTCGACAAAACTGATTGTAGTCCAGTCCGGTTCGTATGTATTCGCCAATAGCTCCGGTTCCATCAAGACTGGCACATATTTGCCAATCACGTATGTGATCAAGTATATCACTGTACAGATTAATACCGCGATAATCCACGCGGCTGAGGTTAGTATTATATCTAGCGTAAACACGAGGTCCATCTCCTAATTCTACAATGCGCTGCATATAGCGCCAGTGCTGTTCATACATTAAAGGTTCGCCGCCAACCCAATAGACCTCTTCGACAGCATGATTTTCAACGGCGGTAGAGAACTCGGCTTCAACTTGACTATCTTGGAACTGTGTGATTGCATCACGACTATCTTTTCGCATCCAATTATTCTTTGGGTTAGCCCAGTTAACCATGTTATATTGCTTTTCCTCACTCTCCCATGACGATGAAAGCATATCTCCGCAAGTTCTGCATTTGAAATTGCATAAATTGGAAAACCTATAATCCCACGAAACAGGTGCCATAGTTGTCGAACCATCGGGCAGCGTTTTATTGTAAACTTCGGCAAGTTTGTGCCCGAATAAATGATCGAAGTAGGTTCTATAGACACTAGTGTTAAGGAGTCGGTCATTGCATACCTCGCATTCCGGTAATGTTTCTCCGGCCATCATACGACGGCGCACTGATTTCATATGCTCACTATTCCAGTGCTGTTCCAGCGTTAAAGGAATATATTTTCCTGTGCCCGTTGCTGTGTCAATGTATTGTTCAAAATTTTGTGCAGGCTCACGGCTAGCACAGCACATCCTACGCTCAGTTTGCGGGCTCAGATAAGTGTGTGTCCAGGGTGCTAGGCACAGGGTATTGGGTTTATCCATTTATGAAATCAAACATGGGTTGTTGTATTGTGCTCAATGCTAACTGTTTAGTTATGCTAGCATCAAAGAACCTGTGTTGATTATAACGTAGTTTTTCTAGTACTTTAGGTTGATCTACGCTGCGTCGATCAAACTCCAAGAGTACATTGACAATGTATTGCACACGTTGCTTCCAGTCTGTAATATCGTCATATTGCTCATCAAACAATTCAGGGAAAGTTTCAAATCCTTGGCTTCGTAGATATGCCAAGCTACCTGGAGTGCTAACTAGCAGCAAAGGGTGTTGAGCTGCTAAAGGTTTGTAGCTTTTTTCACACAAGAACAAATGATTTTGACGGGTTAGACTGTAACCCGAAGTGGCTTCACTTATATAAGTTTCCACTGCTAGTGTACATGCTGTGTTGTGCATCCAGTCGGGGTTGATATAACGTTGCTGCAGCACAGGATCATGATAATCATTGGGCAAATTGATGCCGCGAGCTTGATAACTGTGTATGCTATCTAACAAATGGTTGCCTAGACTTTCGTACACATAGTCACGTTCAGGACGTTGCTTGCCCAGACTCATAAAGAATTTTTTCTTAGAGTCCGATGGGGTCCACACAACTTCGTGCACTCCTGTATTGCGCATCTGCACTTGATCCATTATCCAATACCAATGAGGTGTGGCAATGATTTGCACGCCAGGCAAGGGATTGGGCTCATGTCCTGAAATAATAAAACAGCCTTGTCCCGGGTGCTGCATGAAACTATACAATACATGATGCATTTCGTAGTGTATGTAATGTTCATTTTTGGCGTCAAAAATTACTCGATAACCTTGTGCCAAATGTGTTGCAATACGATCATGCCCAGGGCCATACATGTTATAATAGAACACAGTGTCTTGAGGATACTTAACAGCAGGATTAAAGAATTCAAATTTAGTGCCTTCGGGAACAATCATTCTCATTGTTTCCTTAGGTGCCCCAAAAGGATCGTAAACAAATACTAGCTTAGCCATTCTTTTTGTAATCTAGTAATTGAGCCATTTCGGGTGCTACTTGTGCAAAATCCTGATTTCTTTTTTGATCTAGATCTTGTATTTTCATTCTAGTCATGAACCCGTCTGTGCTAGCGCCACCGTTCATGAAATCAATTATTCGATCAAATTCTTGTTTGAACTGCAGAGGTATTGAAGCTGTTTGCAGGTACGCAGTAACAGCTTGTTTAGCAGTATCTGGTAAGGTAGCAATGGAGAAATACCAAGCGTCATGCATGATATTCCAATATACAAAATCAAATGATTCCTGATTTTGATCTATCCAGTGTGCCAATTGATCTATATAACGCACGTTGAATATGTTTACTGTGGCGCATATTTGCAACTGAATGTTCGTGTGTATTTCTTTAAGGTCTCTAAAACGATCTAGATTTTCACACACTTCGGTCCACACTGCATTACTACGCTGATATTCAAAGCGCTCACCTAAATCATCAATACTAAATGCAATTTCTACAGTTTTAAAATGCTTCCAGATCTGCTCTGCAGATTCTGGATATTGGGTGCCATTAGTGTTGTAGTGTATTTCTACCTGGTGTGCGATACCACGATCTACAATACCTTGCAGCATTTGAAAATGCTCTTGAATCATAAAAGGCTCACCGCCGGTGAATTCGATATAACGTATGTCGCCAAGGACCGCATCAATTTCATTCCAGAATTGAGTATTTTCTCTGGGCCAGGAGCCTGCCCGCAGCATAGTGTATGCGTGTGACTTTTTTTGTTCTGCCCGGTCCATGAACTGTAGTTCTTCAGTAGCAAATTGACTTGAACTCCATGAGCCGCATATGCGGCATTTCAAATTGCAGATGTTGCCCAGCTTCAGGTCAAGAAACTGCAAAGGCTTGGCGTCTGTGGTCCAGTCTGTGTCTGTCACAGTGTGCTTGAGTCTGTTAAGAGTGTGCATGCGCTTTGATGTACGGCCAGCACGTTCTTCATTCCAGCACTTGCGACAGGTCTGCGGTTTTTGCCCAGCTAAAAACTGTTCTCTCAGTTGTTGCATGGAGTTGCTGTTTTGAATTTCTACAAATGTAGCAGTATGCAAACTAAACTTGTTACCACTGTTATCTACTAACTCGTCATCGGCTAGGCAGCAGGGACGCACAGTACCAATAGGACTAGCTTCTAAGCTAATCCAAGGTAGTACGCAAAATCGATCGTGTGGTAAGTTCATAGTAAAGCTCGTAATTCAGGAATAATATCCAAGCAAGATTCGTTTCTAATGCTGTCTAGTTCATTGGTCTTTCGCCAGAATGTATCTATTAGATGAGTGTTGTCTGTGGCGTGCATAAAAGCAATTGCTGATTCAAATCCTACTGTAGCGCGGTTAAGTCGATCTAACGGTTTTAACCACGCTAGGTGAGATTGATACAGTTCGGTTAATTCTTGCTTGTACTCAGCTGGCGCAATGTCGATTCTGTAGTGTGCAGGATCTTGCAGGATATTTACGTTTAAATCCTGCGGCTTAATCAACCCTTTTTCAACCCACACACGATGGAACTTAGGCAAATGTCGTGCATTCAGGATGCTCAATGTAGGGCTAATGTAAAAATCTACCTCTGGACAAATAGACAGCATATCTTTACGATTCTTTTCTACTTGTCCCCATGCGGTGCCTTTGCGTATGTATTCTGCACGGGTGCCCATGTCATCTAAACTAGCGCCTACAGCAACACTCTTAAACTGCTTCCAGTATTCAAATACACTCTTACCTTTTAAATCAGTGTGTGTAAAGTTAGTATTGTATATTAAACGGACATCTGTACGCCCTCTGCGCACTAACTCGTCAAGAATGCGATAATGTTCTTCCATTAGCAATGGTTCGCCGCCTGCAAAGTAAATTTGTTCTACATAGTCTAAGTGAGGTTCAAGTTGTTCCCACATGTCTAGTTCCGTACGGCCTGCATAATTCAATACAGTGTTGTGTTCTTTCCAATTGCCGCCAGCAAGTTTGGCTTGATCTTGATACCATTGACTGCTAAAGATGTGCCCGCAACTACGGCAACGCAAATTACACAAGTTACTAAAGCGAATATCCCAGTAAGTTAACTCAAAAGGATTGCTATCTAACTTTTTAATTTGATGCCCGTGATGCTTGTTGGCACTACGACGACCACTAAAGAATCCCGACTCTTCTTGTTCGTAGCATCGAGTACATGCCGGATGCTTTGTTTCATTGAGCATATCTTGGCGTAATTTTTCTAGAGGTTCGCTACGCCAAATTTCTTCTAACGTTTGTGTTCTACAATTACCGATTACACCAGGCTTCATTTCGGCGTGGCAGCAAGGGTATGCTTCGCCAGTAGGATAAGCATGCAGGTGTATCCAAGGATAGATACAAAATGTTTTTGATTCTTTTAATAAGAATTCTTCACGTTCTGTAAGTTCTACAGGACGTACAAGGTCAGCAGAATTATATTTGTATTGACTCATAAACTATTGTACCAGTCTACTAGTAGGTCGCCGGGGCTACGAATACCAAACTCTCTTAAGGGATCAAACGATGATGTAAAACTCTTACTACGGCGGATATCATACTGCTCATAGAATCTTTTAAAATCGTTGTGCAGTGCAGGTCGATCAAACGTATCGCTGTGCGGTGTTTTAACTACATCCAAGTAATCGATTAGTCGCTGGGTATGATTAATTTCGTGCTCGTGCAGTAGTTCTGCGTTATGCTGTTGATTGTGTTTTAACCAGCGGCACAGTACATTACCATAATGCTCGCGAAGTTTGTCGCTTAGTACTAGTGGGCTTTGGAAGCTAGGGAATCTCAAAATGTTTAGTGTAAAGTTGATATAATCTTTACCGTACTGGCGTTTCCAAGCAAGCAATTGATTCAAGTGTGCTGGCAAACTGTTTAAACACAGTGCGTTAATTGTGCACATGCAGTGAACCACAATACCAGCATCTAGCAATTTTGTAACATTCTTGCGCCAGGTGGCGTAGTCTAATCCGTCGCGAATGTATTCTGCTTCGCGACCAACTGCTTCCTGACTAGTATAAATTTCTACATCTAGGCCTTGAATGCTATCTAGTAAGCGATCAACATCAACGTCTGCACCGAGGTTACTGTTAATTGCCAGGCGTGTATTACTGCGCCCAGGGTTGTTCTTAAACCAATCAATTAGTTTCCAGGTGTGCCCCGACATTAGTGGCTCGCCGCCGGTTATTCGCAGTTCTTGCAGTGTGCGGTGGAGGTCTGATTCCCACCAGGCAAAGAACGCTTCCACGTAAGGATTAGTCTCACCGAATTTATAAAGTTGAGCACTATCATGAGTGTGAGTAAAGTGGTTCCTACCGTCACTAACCAGGTTGGTGTAAGGTCCATTCTGTTTAATGTCTTTAACCCAGGTACTACTAAAAGCAGGGTTGCAATAAGAGCAAGCAAACTGACAAGTTCTGTCGAATGCGATTTCAAGAGTTTTGAGATTGACGTCTTGATCTGCAGGAGTATTGTATGCTTCATGTAATGCCTCAATGGGATAAATTTTACTTTTATACACACGATCGCTAACTGCATTACGACCCATGTCTTCGATCTTCCAGCAATACTCGCAGCCAGCAGGACGTTCGCCTGCTAACATCTTGCGACGATCATCTTTCTTTTGATCGGTATTGTGCAGCAGCCTAGGGTTGGCACTGACTTTATCTTTGTCAACCAAATGGGCCGGCGGGTGGTGGCAGCTAGTGCTCATGCCGCTACCAAGCCAAATGGTAGCATTATACCACTTTGCAGCACAAAAACTATCGCTAAGTTTGTCCAGCACTTGCTGGCGGAATTCAAGATCTGTCATTGAGGTATTGTTCTAAACTAACAGGAAGTTGGGCACGTTGTTCACGGTTGTACTCTACAAGACGTTGCTGGTTGTATTTACAAATGTCACGACTAGCATCCCAGAATTTAGCAGCACCGGTCCGGCTAATGTCGCGCACTGTATCTATTATACGCTCTGCACGGGCTTGCGGGCAATCAATTTGATCGTAGTGTTCATCGATCAATGTATCAAACGTTTTAAATCCTGCGTTACGCAAGTCACGCAAATAACCTGCATTGGCCGCTACCACAAATGGGTGTGCCATCAAAACGGGCTTCCAAATCTTTTCTGTTCTAAATGTATGAGGATAGTCGTAAATGGTTTCTGTTACCAGACTGAACCAGGTGTCTGTATAGCAGCGTGGATTTACTATGGCGTCGCCCCAGGTGTTGTTGAACAGTTTGTGTTTGACAAATCCGCCATCAGTATAAAGATCAGGTGTTAATCTTTCTCTGGCACGTTCTATTTCGTATTCCTGGGGCAGCAGTCTAATAGGCTCTGTTTTAAATGTACTCAACTGGGATGTAAATGCCATTTCTACATGACTACCCAAATTGGTCCATAATGCATGTGTCAGCAAACCTTGATCTTTAAGACCATCAATTAGATATTTGCGATGCGGACGTAGCCGACCGTTTAAAAAAAGAAATTCGTACGGACGGTGTGTTTTATAGTCCAAGGCGCCTTGTAGTTGTGCAGCTTTATTTTCGTCGTACTCAACAATATTACTAAAGTAACAGTCTGTTTTGCAGTAGTTCCAGCCCGGTTCTAAATCGCCTGACGTTAGTAGGCCAATACGCCCGTCGCGCACATGGTCAGTAATTCGCAGTCTCGTGAGCTGTAGTAACACAGTTTCAGATCCTTCAGCAGGATTTGAAAAAATGATACGTCCGGGGTATCGATTGGCAAGATCAATAATTCGTGTCCAATTTTCTTTTAAGACCACACGACCTACAATGTACGTAGCCTCAGGGTCAAAAGAATCAGGCCATTGCCAAAATGATGCGTCTGCATAAGGTTTAAGCAGATCCCAGGTTTCGGCCCATTCATCAACAATCAGTTTATGAATTCCTAGCATGGTACTCACATTCTGTCCACCAGGACTTCATTTCAGGGAATGTTCTTAAAAAATCAGTTCCGCGGCGACGATCGTGTTCACTAAAGAACCGATAGAAATCAGCCTTGGCTGCTGAATGGTCTTGCTGCTGACCTGCTCGCATCCAGGCGATATCACGCTCTAGACGCTGCACTTCGTAGTCCTTGAATCCATGCAAGGGGTTAGATTCAGTGACCAGATTGGCCAACATGTAGTCTCGCACTGACTCAAGCTTTTGGGCATAGCTCTCGGGCATGATCTGCAAGCTTTGCCAAGCAGGTTCCCGCAGTACCGGAGTATCAAACCACACACGCTGATATGTATGAGAATATAATTTTCGCAAGTGCAAGATCCATTCCATATAGGTTTGCAGTCCAGTGATACTGAGATTGTTCATTGTAATGATAAACGTTAAACTATTGCGATGCGGAGCTTCGGTAAGATAACGATTTACGTTGGTTGCAACACGATGCGAATCCATACCGTGTCTGATGTATTCTGCTTGTAATCCATTGCCCGAGTCCAGGCTCACATACTGCATGAAATGTTCGATCTGAGTGTTGCACAGACGCTTGACATAGTCTAGATACTTTTCAAACAGTGCATCATCAACTGAAAAATTCGATGTCACATTTAAATGCAAATCAGATTTGGGCAATGCTAACACATAGTCAAACACACGATAGGTGTTTTTATCCATAAGTGGTTCGCCACCAGTCATGCGGAAATGCTTCAGCTGAGGATACAGCGTGGGCCACCACTGCCAAAATGCTTCAACATAGGGATTGTGTTCCCTAGCGGGAATAACACGCCTAGCCCCTGTAAAGTGTTCAGGAGCATTATGTGGTGAGGCAGTAGGGAAAGCGCCAAAACGATTAGCTTCGTCTGCCCAGCTAGAGCTAAACTGGGGAGAGCAATAACTGCACTTGAGGTTACAAGCATTGTTAAAATTAACCTCAACATAGCTAGGGATGACGTCATCTTCTGTTCCTGTACTGTTCTTTATACGTTCAAAGTCCACCGCTGCCCAGGGTTCACCTGATCTATAGTGTCTGTCACTCAGCTTATTTTCAGCTTCCATGTTCCAGCAGTAGCTGCATTCCGCAGGTTTTTGCTGCTGCAACATCAAGACACGTTGCGCTTTCTTGTGTTCAGTATTGTGCAGGGCGCCAGGATCGGCAGCAATGGCAGCAGGATCAATTGGATGCAGTGGCGGGTGATAGCACGAGTTGTTCATGCCTGTCTGCAGGTGCAAACTGACCTGTTTCCATTTGGCAAGACAAAGAGCAGGACCTAGGTCCTGCTTCATTTGTTCAGCAGTTCCCATAAATGTTGATTTGTCTGTTGATTGGGTCATAGATATTGTTTCAAAAACTCAAGTACTTCAGCATTGCCCTGTGCGCTCATGTGGTTCGTGCTGCCTGGGTGAGCTTTCCAAACGTTGTGTAGACTTTTAACCTTAGGTAACTGATAATCAAAAAATGTTATATGCACAGCATCGGGTAGTTTCCCCACAGCATAGCTAACCAGCAAGCTATGCGTGAACTCAGCTTGTTCTATGTCAAATACATTTTCAAACCACCAAACCACATCAGCAGCATACTGATCAGGCAGTCTAGCATGCATGTCTGCATACAGCAAGTCGCAATTGCGATGCGTAGCACTGGTTCTGTAATAAGGGTTTGTCTCTACATAGATTCTATTGGGACTGGTGTGAACAAAGATTACCTTGCTATACTTGCTAGTATCAATTGAGTTGAGCTTTTTTATCAGTCTATATTCACTGCTGCCACACATGGAAACGTTGTCTACAACATAGTTATCAATACACATAGTCCAGCTTGGTGTATCGGTGCTGGCACTAAAACTATCACCAATGATCAGTAGCTTCTTTACCATGCTTGTGAAAGTGTATCTAATTTGCGAATAAAACTGGTGCTGAGAACAGAGCAACAGTATTGCTTTTCAAGTCTGGGACGAATCCAGTAGTCTACCCAGCTCATGTGTACGTTGCTGGGTGGGTGCATTTTGTTTATATCATTGTATATGGGCAGGTTGTTGTTCATGGCATATTGAATCAGTGACACAAACTCGAACCATTCCGAACTCAACACAGGCTTTATCTTTGCACTCAAAGGCTGACTTAAAAAGTCATGTCGCTGTAGTTCGGCACCTTGTGTTAGGTATGCGTTTATTTCCTGCTCCTGGTACTGCCATATTTCCATGTCAAATAACGGGAAAAGATCTATGCCACGACTCTCACACAGCTTTTCCAGGGCGCTAAACACAAGCATATTGTTGACACAAGCAATGTCTGGGTCGAAGAAGTTGTTGTAGTAATGTTGTTTTATCAAGGGCCAGTGCGATCCTGTGCTCCAAAATCCAAACTGACCAGGCACAGCAGGTTGTCCTGCAATGTCTATGGGACGGTGCTTTTCGTTAATATAGTCAGCAGTTTGACTAGGATTTAGATACATGTCAAACTTGTCAATGCCAGTGAACATAGGCATGCACAAGGTGTTTTTTGAATCAGCATTTAGTATAGCATTGATACAACTAACCGCAATATAATAGTTACTAGTACCGCGAGCACTGAGATTGATCACTCGGCGAGGCCGTAGTATTTCGCATACAATATCTGCCCATGTAAACCAAGGGCTTGCAGTTATGCTAGCACCGCTAATGATCAGTGTATCAATTTGTTTCATAACAGTTGACAAAGTGTTTTAGTTCTTCCATTACACCAAGATTGTGTGCGCGAAACTGTTGTTCAAGTTTGCCGCTCCAGGCCAGTTCAAAATTGTGCTCTACTGAGGGCTGGGCCATTCTAGCTAAGTCCGGTACAGGCGTTTCTAGTATCCAGTTAATTTGGCTTAGTATTACTTCCAAGCGTTGGTTGTCGTTAAAGGCACCATCATAGTCACGGGCCCATACATAGTCAAATACAAAGCCCCAGGATTCTAGCTGTTTTTTGAGTCCAGCTTGTCCAGTAAACAAAATAGCGTTGCCCCCAAACAAGGGCTTCCAAGTTTTTTCTGTTATGTAAGGGGTAGGTAATTTGCCAAACTCCGGAGTTTGACTCAAGGACTGTGTTTCGTTGATGGAGTTTATAACTGTGTCAAAATAAGCAGGATGATTAAAACAAGAACCACTAAGTGGATTGTTATCAAACTGTTCTGCATTAACACTATTGTTTTTTAAAAACTCTTTGTATTCCAGCAGTTTGTCAGCATGATAAAGCCCGTGTGGTTCAAACACAAATCCATCTTGATTTCTAATATCAAAGCCTCGATTCCAAGTATACAATGCATGGGCACTTTGCATACTGTGTAGTTTGGCTGTTACGTAAAACTTAAATTCATTAAGTCTTGAGCTTAGGCTGCTTAACTTGTATTTGCGTTTTGATAAATCAATCTGTGTTGGAGGATTGTTTTTAATGTGTATGGCCCGAAACCAGGTGGCATGATGTATTATTTGAAATACTTTTACTCTTTCAAGGTTGGCAAATCCGTTTGGTTGCGCATCTGTTATAACAACAAACTGCGCCTGCGGATTACGGTTGTATAAGTCTAAAAACCATAAATCACCAAATGGTTCAAAGAACCATGACAGAATGTACAGTTCTTTTCCGTTGGGCACAGTAGGACAACATGGTTGTTGGCTAGCAATGTTCATCAAGCAGTAAGTATTTTTGTTGTGCTTTTTGAGCCAGGAGAAGTCTGCGTCAACAAACTCAAAGTTTCCGTTTTCTACAGTTTGATTTAGTTTATAAAACCAATTGTGCATTACCAGCCTTCCTGCTGACGAATTACATCCATTTCTCTGACCATAACACCTCGATTGCGCCAATCACCACGATAGTGATGCTTGAAGAATGCCGACTGCTCTGCTTCAAGTATAGCCATAGGCAAATCTAATTGTGTTCCAAGATCAGGACCAATTTGATTAGCCAGTATACGAGGATTGGAATCTTTTACCGTGTCCCACAACTTAGCGAGAGCATCGAAGTCTTGAACTTGTGTGTGATCCCAATTTGTAAGCATAGTCATATAAGTGCCTTGGCGGGCACCAGCAATTGCCCATTCACCGTGTTCAGCATCAACACCTACATTGTGCCAAATTGTTAGATGGTCTAGGTTGCGTAGGACTTGATTTTTGAATTCGTCAATAGTAGGTTTGCGTCCGCGCTGCAAACACATTTTAACACCCTCACGAAATCCCGCACGCCACGCTTGGAAAGGCGAACCGTTGGGATACGTCGTCGAAAAACAATCGTGCATCGCCCAATAAAGGGGATCGAAACAGAACTCCACCTGCGTTTCGTGGGATCCATTTGAATGTTCATGAGTTTGCATATTATGTACAAACTCCTTCGTCCATGAAGATAAACCACCATTGCCATACATCAGTCCATTAATCTTGTTACGAGCACGCCAGCGGAACACAGCGTTCTCATATTCTTCATTAGGAAAAACAAGCGTTTGATTAAAAAACGTTGGATCAGGCAAGTTGTCACCGTCGATGAGAATAAATCTGGCTGTATCTGAGGCCTGGGCTGCCGCTTTGTGAGCAGCATCGCTGCCCTTAACGCCGTCCACCCGTTTGGCCCAAGGCACCATGTTCTTAATTTTAACCCAAAATTCTTCACGTTGTGGCTCATCGTATGTAAGGTAAATGCAATCTAAATCTGCAATGTCAATTTGTTTCATAAGTTATTTTGTTCCAAAGTTGATGCGGTTGGTCTGCGCTGACTACTACAGCAACATCTCTAGGATCACACATGGTCCCTTGTGTATCACTAATTTCTAGTCTGGCAGTGGTCTGCCAGGTTAATTCTACCAATTGCCCGTTGCGAACACGCACGTTGCTGGCATTACGATGATACTGTTCTTGCGTAATCTCAATGTATGTACCTGGCAAATCTTCCATGCTGTAGAATAAAGGAATACCCTGTGCATCGTGATACAGCCTATAAAAGACCGGGACCACAGCAGGAACAGCATTTAAAATGTCCCAAAACTCTTGCTCAGTCATGTTCTTTGTGCCCTGTAATGTATAGCACCCCATTGCGCTACGGTATTAATTCGATAAGGATCGCTTTCAAACGTTAGTTCATGCATCCAATCTTCGGTCGCTGTACCAGCATGATGTCGCTTCATATGTACAATCTGTGGGTAGGTTGCAAACGGCAGCGTTACACGATCCCTACCCATGATTTCTGCTGCCATTGCGTATACTAAATCTGTACTAGCACGTTCTTCGGGAAACTTTAATAAAATCTTGTAGGATTCCCAGTTTGTAAAGATTTCCTTGACCAAATTAAAAAATTCTTGTGCAGTTTCGCTCAATCGCCAGTAGGTAATTGCATTGTACACATCGGGCAAGTTGTTGGCATCAAAACATTTTCTATAGTTACGTGCAGTACTTGTATCTCCGCGCCAGGTTCTGCATCCAGTACTAATCACAACGTCTCGATGTCTAAACAAATCCCACCAATGATCAATTGGTGTAGCAATCAACATGTCTGCTTCAAGTTTAATTGTTTCTCTAAATGGTGTGTTCTTAAACACTAACCAATCGTTTGCCCAGGGATTGTCAGTGTCAATGTTTTCAACTATATGTGTATAGGCAAACAGTGCGGGCTCAGCTGCATATTTCTCATTGGTCAGCAAACAAATACGTGCATTGGGATTATGTGCCAAAAGCGTTGTAGCCAATGCACGGGCACAGTCAACATAGTCTGTCTTGCCTATGTTCCAGGCAGGAATAATATAACCTTGTTCTTCAACGGGACGCAATTATCTTCTCCAACTGGCTTTTGCCCATGGCATGAAAGTCTATGCCTGAGGTGCCTACTTGACGAGCAACATTGTTAGAATCAATATATTCCAATGCAAAGTAATCATCCCGTAATTGAGAAACCGCAGCAGTAGGCAATACAGATGCCAAACTCCAAGGAATTTTATCAACATGATTAGTATGTCCGCTAACAATACCTAATGCAATGCTCAATGCAAAATCATTTCTATATGTTGATCGGTCAATGTGATACAAGTCTCGATAGTGCTGCCAATTTTCACGCACCATTGTCATTGCATCGAAAATATATTGGACGACGTTTGTACGTTTAAAACACATAACTGTGGCCCACCACATGGGCATTTGATGACGTCCAAAAGTATTAAGACCGTCGAGTGGTAGGCCAGTTGTTACATCCCAGGCATTTTTATGGCAAAGAAAATCTGTGTCAATATCCCAGAGTTGATTTAAAGCATCGCTGCAAACCACATAGTCAGCATCTAGTACCAGTGTATGGTCCCAGGGTGTTAGATTAAACGCATCAACCCGTCCGGCATTGTGCCAAGACACAGTGTTTTGATAATCTTCAAACCAACGTGTTCCACCGGTGGCCGCAGATGCCATAATGACTTTCTCAAAACCCTGAGTTCGGCTTGTATCCTTGCAATCTGTGACGACTGCAACTGGAATGTCGAGGTGGCGACGAATACGTTGAGCACTCCAGTGAGCCATAGCAACGTAGTCGGTTTGTTCATTGTTAAAAGCAAAGATAAGTGCGCCGCGAGTCATCGTTTTTTATTGTTTGCTTCGTGTTCTATTAACCAAGCGTTCATGATTTCTTGAAAGCGTTCACCTACCTGGTGTCCTAGTTCAATGGTATTAATTTTGACAGGGTTTCCATACAAGTCTAGTATTACTGCTTCTTCGGTTGGTATTGCTTGCAGTAGTACCATCAAGTGCTGGTCAGCACGAAACATTCCGCCGTTGTATGCAAACAACATTCGCGCTTCGTACTTTTCTTTAAGAATTCGTTTTGCAGTTTCGTGATCAAAACGGGCTCGTGCGTGAGCCACAAGGGCATTGGTATCCATCGTGTTATTTTACAGGAAAAGAGAACAAAAGTAAAGGGGCTGCTGCCCCTTTTGGTTAGACTGTTGTAGCTGCTACTGTGGGTGTGCCCCAACTTGCACTAGTCAAATATGTAGTCGAGGGTGGATAATAGGTACAAATTGTACATGGTGCTGTACCCGGTGTCGCGCCGCTGGCTGCGGTACCGCCTGAAATTGGGTCGCCATCGCTGGCCGACCAAACTGTAGCAAATGTTAGCACTGTGCTCGCAGCATTTAAAGATGCAGTAACTTGAATATAGTTGCTAGTGTATGGAACGGTGTCTGCAAACTGTTTGTAAATTATTACCCCTGCGCCACCAGCAGTCAAATCATAAAACCCAGTGGTAGTAGCCAAAGTGTTGGGTGTACCAGTTCCGCCAATTTTGGTTGTGCCTGTGTAAGCTGTACCAGCAATAGTAGCTGTACCTGTTCCGCCAGTGAAGTAAATGTCGCCGCACAAGGTGTTGGCCAAGTCGTTCCATTCTGGGTCACCTAGTGCACCTGTCGCTGTTTTGCTAAAATCCAGTTTGATACGTCCGCCACCGTTGAAAAAATAACGAGCAGCAGCAGCACTAGCAAATGTCACAGTGTTAGTAATGGTAAAACTCCAGGTGGCGCCCGAAGTGGCAGCAGTCTTTGAGTTAGTTCCAGTCCAACCAGTGTACTGTGATCCATTACCAACAGCATTGCGTCGGTTGTTAGTAATGTTAGTTAAGTCAGTGTTCAGAGCAGCAAGAATCTGAATCAGATTGCCAGTAACAGGAGCAGTCCTAGAAGTAATAGTTGTGCCAGTTTGGCTAGCCATGCTCGAAATGGTGTTAACAAGACTGGCCCAGTTAGTAGCTGTAACTGTTCCGCTGGCGCTGACAGTGCTCAGTGCGGTTTGTCCCCACCCTTTATCGCTTGAGCCGGTGCTCCAAAGGTCGTTAACGTTAGCGCCTGCTGTAGTGCTTGCAAAACCGTTAAAGTCTGTGGCCTGGATCAAGCCGCCTGATGAATAAGTCATTTTTTTATCCTAATTATTTGCTTATGGTTACAATAGCCTCAACTTCGCCTAGTTCGGGAGTCAGCTTGTGTGCCAACGCACGACCTAGAACGTTGAACGCAGTTGCTTCTCCAGGTCGGGCAGCTCGCGCAACTCCGTTACCAGCTGATACCAATCGATCACCTTTGTTTACCGTACCAATCACCTGAACCGGAACTCGTCCAGTCATGGCCACAGCAGGGTGAGTATTGTCATCGCCAGCACCGCCGTTCATCAGATAAGCAGCACGGGTACTAATAACACCAAACACATTGTCGCTGAGTTCGTCTCGGGCACGAGTGATTTCTTTTTCGCCACCCAGTTCAACTACCGTACCAGCTTCAAGCACTTCGTCAGCAGCAAAACGTTCTGCAACGTCAGCGTACAAGGCTGTAGTAGATTGAGCAAACACACGGTTAAACGGATTCGAAGCAGAACCAATGTTGCCGGTTGCGTTACCTGCTGTAGTAATGTTGTTTACGTTAACAACGTTAGCATACACTGTGCTGGTGTCAATTACAACCACATTGGACACGCCGCCTACGTTGAAGTTGATGTTACCGCCCGAAGTACCAATCGCACCTTCTGAGGTACCGTTCTGGAACTTAGTAACACTAACGCCTAAGCTCAAACCAGTCAGTTGCGAGCCATTACCAAGGAAATATGTACCCGAAATGTTAGCACTGCTGGTAATGTTACCTGTTGCAGTAATCAAGCCAGCAGTGCTGACGTTGCCAGCAATCACGTTAGCAGTCGCGCTAACAGTGGCACCTTGTACTAGAGCTGCAGTCAGCACGTTGCCACCAGTAATGTTGGCGGTTGCACTGACTTGTCCGGCAGTGACCAAATTACCGCCTGTGACGTTGCCAGTTACCCCAAGTGTTGTGCCCACTGTGGCAGCGTTAGCAATAGCAAAAGTACCGTTGGAACCCAAGGCACGAGCCACGTTATAGGTTGTGCCACCCACGTTGGCTTGAATAACCAAGTTACCGTTTGAAATGTCGCTCTTAACGTTAGCATCTGTTGTGGTAGTGTTCACATTGAACACGTTAGCAGCACCAACAAACAAACCTGTGTTATTTTGCACACGCACAGTACCTGTAGTCGCTGTATTAGCAGTGGCTCTCATGAAGTCTGTGGAGTCTAAATTGTCTAACAACTGAGCATTGGTTGCGCTGCCGGAAAACACTGCCGAACCACCTAGACCTGAGGTGGGCAATGTAATACCAGTAGAGATTGTAGGGAATGTAGTAACTGTAGGAGCAGCAGGAGTAAAGTCAGCATCCTTGCTGACAATGGCAACTCTAGTGTTGTTCACATACAAGCTAGTAACAAAGTGCGGTGTGCCGCCGTTGTCGTTGATTGTTTCAGGAATAGCGCCAGTTGTACCTTCAGCTGATGTAAACGCAGGACCAACCACAATAAAGCCTGTGCCTGTGTATACTTTGACCTGCTGGTTGACGGTATCGTACCACAAGTCACCAGTAACGTTAGATGTTGGCGCAGTAGAGCTAGAAGTTGCTGCACTGATGGTTTTGAACAGTGTGCCGTTGTAAACCTTCAGCAAGTTGTTGGTTTTGTCCCACCACAGCTGACCAGTTAGCGGAGCGCTTGGAGCTGTAGTGTTTGAACCACTTT